ACCTAACAAATCACAAAAAGGATGAAAAAATTAAAGACAGAATTGGTAACGATGGTTGAGTGTGCTGAATGGGATCGCCTAGTCACTGATGTGTACTGTCGGATCTATAATTTTCAACAGCAAGAAGGTTGTAGGAATCGTGGTACTTTCGCATTAAATGTGCCTGAGAAATATCCTGAAATGGACGAATGTTACCCTGAGTCTATCCCAGAGGTAGTTAACGGGGATGAAATGGGTGTTAAGTTCGTAAATTGGTTAGCCCGTAGCCCAACTGAATGGTTGGGGGTTGATGTGGTAGACGAATCTACTATGGAACATTTTCATTTAAGATTATTTTGGGAACGGAATTTTTACCCAGACGTTATGACACTTGCTAACGATTTGCACACGAAAGGATTTTTGGACTCAGGTGAATACGTAATTAATATAGACTGGTAACTGTGAATATGACTTATTGTAGAATTGGAGATGATAGCAACGTATATGTTTTGAAATATCTTGACAGTACGTTGGTATGCATGATTCAAACAAAGACAGATACGTTTGACCATCATATGGCCGGAGAACAATTCAAAACAGATTCTCCTATAGTAATGCTTAACCTACTTACACTTATGAAGTTTGATAAGTATTTAGTTCCAGAACGGGCGCTTGAACGCCTACGAAACGAATGTGCACCATACGCTAAAAATCGTGACGATAATATTCAACGGGCTATTGATAAAATTAGAGGAAATACTAAAAAATGACAATTCTATTAATCATACTTATAATAATTGTTGCATATGCAACAATGGCAGGAGTCCATATGGGACTTTTTAGAAACTATCATGGACTTGACACGAGTCGACGAACTGAAAGACCACACAAGGGCGAAGCTCAGCTATCAGTTTTTTGGTTCGTTGGACTTCCTATTCTGTTATGTCTATATGTAAAAGACTTTATTCTAAAGCAAATAGGGGACGAACAAGATGGGAGTTGACAGAACAGATTATATTGTACATGGATATCAACTGGAACTGACGGAAGATTACGAAGGTAACGAAATTGATTTTTGGGATGATGAATTCTTACCTATGATTGAGGGACATATCGGCGAAGACTTTAGTCTAATCACAGGTGAGCACGGCACTCCAGTATTTGGAAAAATTCTTGCACAAGAGGATGGTGGTAAATATTATTCATGGGATCCGTTTGACATCACTCAAGCCATGAAAACGTTAGAAGATCCAACCGCAATAATGAATCGGTATAGACAATTGTTTAAAATACCAGAAAACGGAATAGTACCAGAACCTACTGTTTTTATCTTTACAAGTATCACATAAAGATTATGCCAGAATTTAAACTTTCATTTATACAAGTAGACGGATTGATAGAAGCACTTACTAGGGCACGATCTTTAGAATATTCTGAAGGTGGTGAGAGTGTTGTGATTGGATGGTATGAAAACACTGGATATCCTACAGGACCTCCAACTATTAACAATCTAACCGTTACACCAATATTAACTGATAGAAAAATTTCAGAGTTATCTAAAGAAGAACAATCGGAAAATAGAACTTACTAGTTAAAAATTTATTACATTAGATTCATAATGCACCATAACGAAAACTTATCAATTCCAGCACTTCAAACTAAAACTAGATCTTTGATGACAAAGATCGCAGATAAAAAGGATCAAGTAGAAGAACTAAATTTTGAAATTGATCTTATGAGACACGCATACAATGATGCATACGCAACATTAATCGAAAAACAAAAAGATCCTGCGTGGAAAGCCCAATTTGTGGGAAAAGAACGAACGCTCTAAAACAAAACAAAAAGATGACAGCTAAAATAGCCCATAACACAAAAGTAATTGCCATTATCATTTCAGCCCCTTCAGTTATTTTTGCGTTTTATCGCATGCTAGCTTTGGGACTATTTGACAATGCAACATTTGCCCATCTATTAGTAGGTGGATTAGTTGCTGCAATTGGTGCAATTGTGACAGGAGACGATAAGTGAATCCGGATATCAAAAAATAACCACTAGGCTTGACATATGAAAGAAATTTGTAAAAATTGTGCCCATTGGAAAAATGAGCAAGCAGAAATTGGATATTCAATCTTTAAGGGAATATGTACTTCTGCTAAATGGAAGTTTACAATACATAACGATTCTGCAGCTACAGTTCTAGATAGAAGTAACCGTTCCGAAAAGGGAAATGGTGAACAGAGATTTGAAAGTCAAAGTGATCAGATACCTTTCGGTAACGTAGAACGAAGCCGATATTGCTTAGTAACAGATACAGACTTTGGATGTGTTCATTTTGAAAAACCATCAACTAAACAGTTAGACGACGCGATATGAAAGTATTAACTGTATTATTTGGATGTCTATTGGCATTCATATTTATATTCCTTCCGATAGATTGTGCATTTCAACCAGACATTCCTCAAACTGGAATGGTAACAGATAAGCACTATCATCCTGCGTATGTTACAACTACATATATTAATGATATGCCACACATTCAGTCACATCCACCATCATGGAGTGTTGACATTAAATCGCTAGATGGTCACGATGATTCAAAGTCGGTAAGTCATGGAAGATATGAACGATACCAAATAGGAGATCCAATATCGTACACGATTCGTGTTGGACGAGTTTCTGGATGGAGATATTAGCATGAAAAGTGAACATACGTTTCATTATTCTGAAGAATTGACAAGTTAGCCCATTTTATTTTATATTGATTTCATGGAAACTCAAACTAAGCATTTTTACCAAGCACTATTACTAGCCCTAATATGCTTCATAGGATTTTACGGATTGGTATCTACTACATATTTGCCATTAGTCATTTTTGCCCTATTTGTTCTAATTAGACTTATATGGTTATAAAACACAACACACATGAATTTATTTAGAAAACGCGACAGACTATACGAAGACGGAATTCCAATATTTTGGATTATTCTTTTCATATGGCTAATATGGCCAGACGATAGCGACGACAAAAAGTCAAATGAACCTCCAAAGGACGAAGTTACTCAAACTGAACAGCAAGATACTAGATCGGAAGCTACATTAGTTCAAACTGATACTACAAAAATTGTATCTCCTGAGCCATATGATCTAGATGCAGAATACACAAAACGATTTCCAAAAAACTAACGATAATGAACTCTCAGCAGGCGTTACGTAAACAAGTAAGTAGAAATAATCCAACTAAAACGGAGTTCTTTGGAACGTACCATAGTGGAAGATCTAAGGTAAATGGAGATCGTGTATTATTTGGTGCTATAGAAACTGAAAAGGGATCTTCCATAGTTGTCCACTTTCACCAAGATGAAGTGGGACCGTTGTACACATTAGATACCACAAAACAGAACGTAGGTCTTCCATACCTAATCCCAAATATGCCACAATGACTGGGTATCAACATAGAATTTGTATTGATGAGTGTTCAAACTGGAAAATAAAAACGTAAAGGAGTAATGAAAAAGAGATTAGAAGATATTCGAGATACCCTAATAGATTCATTTGTAGAATTTGAAACTAAATTTCTTCAGGGAGAATTGGTTAGAGAAATTAGATATGGTAGTTACAACACCATATACATTAGTTTTAAATCTGGAACATGGACACGTATTGAAGCAAATGGTGGATATGAACAAGGTGATATAGATTTTATTACTGAATGTCCGATACGTATTAGAAATGAAAATGTATCTAGTGAACTATGGGGTTATTTAGTTGAGTTTGGAGTTACCACTCAGGCAATAAGTAATGAATACGTAAAATTGCAATTGGCATTAGTTGAGGCAAGAAACATATCCAGTAAGCGCGCTCAATATGAAATGTTAAGAAAGGAATTTGAGGTTTAGTATACTTTTTAAATATGTTTTGTTATATTGGTCTACACACCAACTAATAAAGTGTAAAGGAAAATGGCTATTCATAAATCTCACAAAGAACAAGATGCCTTTCATCACCTTTGGGACACCCCAGCAAACGAATTAGAAAAGAACGTTGGGCGATTTGTTGAAGCGGAACGTGGATGCAAAGGGGCAACACGAATTGTTACTGTAGCCATTATCGGAACTCAATTCATTTTTGATGGTTCCATTGCGTATAGAGTACGAGGAGTTTCCGAAATTTACTTCAATGACTATAGTATTTTAGGATACGTAGAAGGCAAAGGAGTTACTACAATAGGAACTAAGGTGGCAGGTACATCATATCCAGTAGAGGATACGTATGGATTTCCACTTCGTCCTTCTGACATTTTAGAATGGGTATAACAATGAATACTCAACTCCAACAAAAACGTATTCCAACTTCTAAGTGGATAAATAAAGTCTTAACTATGGGAGATACCTTAGAGTGGATTAAGATTCACGGAGCCCCAGTTATGGATATATCTGCACTTGAACGTAAGAGAGAAATGGAAGTGTATAGATGTGCGTCTGATGAATTGCTTAACATTATTGATACTACACTATCAAGATGGAAATGGGCAAAGGATCAACCACGTATTAAGTATGGAGCATACGGATGCTGGATTAAACGCCACTATCAAATTGAAGAAGGAGTTGTAGGTGCATGGTCTTCTTCATCTTACGGATTCAACTCCTTATGTATGACTGAGCACCACGCACTATATGCTGCTAGATGGCTTGACGAAAAATATCTAAAGGAACATTGGGAACGTGATCCTAACTTTGATGTTGAAGCCAAATACGATCCAAATTTTAAAGAGGTTAAAAAGCCACAATATGACTAACACAACATGTAACGGAACGCTTAGAAAGATTTCTAAATTTCCAGGTATCCATGAATACAAATGCCAGAAATGTGGTGCAAAACGAATTTCAGGAAATCCATATTTAGATGGAGTAATATGTAAAATGGAAATGTGTAAAGGACCAAATTGTAAGGTGTAAAATATGGCATATGTATTTGCAAAAATGATAGATTCAGTATGGTTATACTGGATAGCACCATTTCATTCAAAACGATTAGAGGATGAGTGGGTAGAAGATCCTTTAAAGGGATCTACATTTAACGATGAATTCTTTTACAGAGGTGGCTATATGGAACTTGTTCCAGATACTGCGGAAATTATTAGAGTCGTTCAATCTTCAGATCCATTACGTATGGAAAACTTTTGGAAAATCTATAGAGATGAATCTGGAAAGGTAACATCAATTAGAGATTAACAATTGCAATTATATTTATATGTAACAAACGTGAGCATAAATATGATTTGGATACCAAAATTTTTACTACATAAAGTAGAAGGCGACATACAACCTACAGGTCGTGGAAAAAGAAAAGCTAGCAATTACCCATTTTATGGAATAGTATATGATGATAACACTCCATCATGGACCATGGAACAAGAGAAGGCAGAGTATTGGTTGTGGACACTTTTAATCTTATTTGGAATTCTTCCTGCAGTAATATGTCAGCTACCGATTTTAAGAGCCCACATTGAAATATGGAGTCATGCAGTGGAAGGTAGAGCATACCTTAATCATCTTACTGAAAATGGAAATGAAACAAAATACACGATGGAATATTGGATTTTCAGAGAAGCAAGAGGAATGCAGAAATATTATCCATATCTCAAAGGTTGGTCAGTAGACGAAATCAATAAAATATTAACTAAAAAAATATTAAACAAATGATGGTATTTTTATGGATAGTCTTATATCTAATTATAGGATTTGCGTGTGCAGTTGGTCAAGTGAAAATCGTATTGGATAGTGATCCAAGTGACGATTATGAGATTTGTGATTGGGCTTCTGGTAATATGAATTGGGATGATGTAGCTCACGTGGCAAAGCAAATTACACCATCTAAGGATCTTACTCCAGGAGATGCCCAAGAAGCATGGGTGAACGGAGAAAACGTAGTAGTAGTAGTAGACAATTAAATGAACAGAATTAAAAAGCCAGTTAGGCGAACATATAGCGAAGATCCTGTAATTGCAAAAATTGAACGTGAATGTGATACTGAAGCTATATGGGCCCAGAGAGGCCCATCAATTGCGAAATTCATTTTAGGACTTGCAATTACTGTATTATGGATAATTTACTTTTCTATATAAAAATATGAAATTCAAAATACATATGGTCAACACTAAGGCAGATAAATTAGCAAAAGATTGGACAGCCCTTCTTAAAGTGGTCGATTAGTGTACTTTATGTAATTTTTTGTTTATTATGTGTTATGTCTAACCAAAAACACACAAGACAATGAGTTATATAGCATTTGTATGGATAGCCACACTAATATTTGCAGTTATGACTGTTGCATGGGGTAAAGATACCCTTGTAGATTTATTCATCAAGGCAATTTCGTTTGTAATCACTATGTATGGTGCAGCCTTGATATGGGAGCACCAGTACCTATTGACCATATAATACGATGCCAATAGAAAAATTATGAAGCACAGAAAATATTTCATATCAGAACTTAGCAATGGTAAATTCAGGGCGTTCGTTACAAACGGGACAGATGATACGTTTCATTATATAGTTGAAACTGTCAAGGGAAATCAACGTGATTCATATATTGAATATTCACTAAGTACTACTAAGAATAATGCTAAACAGTACATAACAGAAGAGAGTGCTAAAACTGCACTGAAAAGAACCAAACTTAAAGAAACTCCACATACAGTAAAGCGAACGGAAGTTTTTATGTAGTGTACCTTAATGAAAGTATTAGTTCCGAGTTATTTGATTACATACGAAAATATGCAATGACTGAAGATTGGTAAGAGATTGGCTAATCTGGAATTTCCAGAGGGTTCTATTGAAATAGGAAGTGTTAATCTTCAATATGAAGAGGTTAATTGATTATGCTAGATTATATCTTTTCAAAATATTTTCTATGTTACATTTTACTTTACGTTACGTTAACTTCAATAATAGGAGTATACATTGACTCTCCTGAATTATTCTTAAGATTCTCAGTAATAGATGCCGTAGTAGGAATTACACTATCATATGCGTTTATATCAGCATACAACCATAATAAATTACCTATAGTAGAAGACGATTCATGGTGGGAAAAATATGCCGTTGAAGAACGAGCTATTATTGATCCTTTGTGGTCACAAGTTAAAACTGGAACTCTAGTAACAACTTCAAGTAATCAAGAATTACTGATTTTTAGAGGCGTGAGCGGAAACACACTGTTCACACAAGAACAAGAACCCATTAATGTGCAGCTTAAATTTAAAGGCACAAGTTCAACAGGAATAAAATAAAATATGACAACATCAGAATTTAATAAAATGAAACTAAGATTGTGGGCAAAAGTATATGCAAACTGTATTGGTAATTCAACTTCAAATAGGGCATCAACTGAAGCTGATAATGCAGTTAAGACATTTGAATCTAACTTTAATGGGTATATTACCAGTACTCAAAGCGAAAGACAATTATTGAACGATGATAGACATATGTAAGTGGACACGATGTTTTGATGGAATACTTAAAACATATTTATGGAATTCTGAGTGTAAACACGTTCACCTAGATAATAAATGGCCATCTGATACATGCTATGGTTGTGGAAGAAAAATCTCAATAGATCCAAAAATTAAAACCTTAGACGGTGAATTATGAATTTGCGAGTATGCCTTTTTCAAGTAGAAAAACCAAATCAATTTGGGATCATATATTCTAGAGAAGCATGCGAATCTATTGTTTCTCAGATAAATAAGGGTAATAGATATGGTGAACCCTTTGATGAGAATGATCCAAATCCTTGGACAATCAATTTGCATAAGGTATCACATGTGATAAACAACGCATCGATAGAAGATGGCAAAGTTATGGTATCTGTAGATGTTTTAAATACTCCTAATGGATCTATCATGAAGGAACTAATACGAAACGAACGTGTTCCATCGTTTCCACTTAGCATTAGTACAACTCAATCTAGAGAAGATACCATAACTAAAGTGGAACTCATTAAGATAAATATGAAATTCGATGGTAGTAAGAAAAAGAAAGCTAAGTAGAATCTTATGTTACTTCAGAATACACAATTATATATCCGTATGGATATCAACTCATAGAACAGACACATATTGTTCTAGATGTTACAAAACAAAAATATGAAAAATACTTTATTTGATGGTGGTGGATGGGTTATATTAATTCTTATTGTAGTTGCAGGCACATATTGGCTATTTAACGGCAATAAGACTGTAACCATTCAGGTGTTAGATAATACAATCACATTTAATACAATGTACGCAGACAGCAATGGGGTTTACCAAAACGGTCAATTTCCGCCTACCCAAACTACGTCAGGCACAACTGGATCAGACAATGCAAATGGTAACATCAGCCATGGGACTGCTGATATGGAAGTTCCGATTGATACATTCGATTTATCAAAATCATATTCAGAACGGTTTAACAGATCAAATGATTAAATTTTTAGAAAAATATCTTTCGTATGCTATGTATGGCTTAATGTTATTGTACATGATAATAGCATTTACCTATTGGGTTAGAAACCCTGAACTCTCAGAGATGCAAGTATTTTTACATCATTGGAAACTTGGAACTACTATACTGGTAGTATTTCTAATAGACATGCTTTTTATCGTAATCAAACACAAACTAAAATGAAAATGAACAAAACGATCGCATGGTATTCATTCGGAATGATTGCTATAATCTTAGTAGCAGCACTACAATTCGGGTTTATATCTAATACTCTAGGACATTCTGACGAGTATTCAGAATTGATGAATAGGGTTGAAACTTTAGAAACTGTTAAAGGACAGCCTCAATCAGAACTAAAAAATATTTGGGAAGGATTTTCAGAGCCATATATAATTGCAACAGTATTAGCAGGTGAACTCAGCCACTATAGTAGCACAACTGGACATACATTTAACGCCCATTGTACAAATGACAAGACAATTAACGGATTTATTCCTGGAATGTTTGGAATAAATGTTATTATAATTGATAAAGATGTTGTAGATAAAAATGGATATCAGAGATATGAATTGACATCAAATCAAATTGTTAAAGTTCCTCTTAGTAGGGTTAGTGGATTTTTAACAGGATGTCAAAGATGGAGACGTTGGATGGGTGATATTAAAGCCCAGCCAGATAACACTAGAGATTTGGTTAGAAGCAAAGACGGTTGGTACACTACATCTCTAACTGGTAAATAAAATATGTCAAAGAATAAGAATAGACGTGAAATCCTAGTTAATGGAAAAATAATTGTATACTATGTTATGGATACATATTCAATTAAATGGTTAGATCATCCTGCTAAAACTTTTATTATTGCACCAAGCGAACAGGATGCTCAAACATGGGTAAAGATTCTTACTGATCTTTTAAATAGAACCCCAAATATATCAACATTGACACTGCATACTAGATAATGGAACCATCAAAGGAAGCATTTAATAAAATGCCAAGAATAGATCAAGTACGTGCAGTTACAATGTATGGATTTGCATTATTTGAAAATAGCGGAATTGGGGTTCTAAAGCATAAACTGGATCCAGAATGGTTTCCAATAATAAAAAAAATATTAAGTGATGGCGCATGGACTAAACCATCGAAGGAAGAAATAGACTCCATACTTCCAGAAATCTTAAACGATCCTCCAAAACACAAAAGAAAGAAATAATGAATAGTAAAGATCTGGATTATCGATACGATATAAATTTTTATCATGAAATTGTGAAGGCAATGAGAACTCAAGAAATGGAAGAAGCTGAAATTTCTCATCACATAAATTTATCTGAAGCTGATCAAATGGATGATCTTCTAAGTAAAACGCTAGACCAACTAAATGTTGGTTCATCAATTAACATAATACGAGCAAGCTAATATGGCGCATATGAATGAAGGATACGATCAAGAAGAAGATATCCAAGAAAAAACAGAAGTGAACCTTTCAAAAAATGATTGGCATTACAAATTTTTTAGAGCATCATTCAATAGAAAAGCTCCAACAAATCTTTGTCCATATTTTTGGCAAGTAGCTGCAGCATGTGTTTGGTTTCCACTGACAGCAGTGGCATATCCATTCAATCAGCAGCTAAAACTAGTTAAATCAGATAGAGTTGCAGATTGGCCAATGAAGGTACTTGCAGGTGCAGGATTTTGGGGTGCCAATACTGGAGCATACTTTCTTGGTAAATGGTTATTTGGAACAGGATTAATATTTAACTGGATTTCCGGATTAGCTATTATTGGATTAACATGTGTGGTAATTATGGGAATTGGATATTTAATTGTACAATACGAAAAGAATCGTACTCCAGAACCACACACAGAATCTCTGTTAGCAGCTAAAATTAAGGCTACGTATAAAGAAAATTGTCCTCACATAAACTGGAACTAATATATGGGAATGTCAGTAGACGCTTATGCATACAAAGCACACGCAGTAGTAGATTCATTTGAAAAGCAAGGAGCAGACAATCCAGAACTCCTTAGAAAGATTATGGAAGCGTGTGGAAACTTTATTGATGATTCATATGTAATAATGTACAACGAGCTTTGGTCAGATGGAAATCCTGCATGGAAATTGGGACAACTGTTAGATTCTGCGTTTACACATAAACCATTGGAGGTTAGTGAATGGGATCAAGAATTCGAAATTCCATGCCATGGTGAACACAAAATTGATAGAATTGAAATAATCAATTATGTTGAAGATTATGAAGTAGCAGAAGCTCTAGGATTTGAACTTAAAGAAGAAGATGAGTAATGATAGTTCCAAAAAAAATGGAAAGGATCTGAAATAACGGGAGCTCCACCTGGTCAATATATGATACAAGATCATATGGACTATAAGTGGAAGTTTACAGTAGACATCATGAATTGGGTATTGGTGTCTACTGTTCGCGTGTTGGACGATTACACATTTTATGGACCTTTAGATATAGAGGATTGATATGGTAGTAGCATGGATTGAGAAAGATAATTTTTATGCAGGGTGTATGTGTAATTGCACAGGATGTATAAACCAATCATATACTGTAATATCATCTTCTAAATCTGGGCCTTCTGGGTATTCAATAGATATTCAAAGCGCAATAGACAGATGTGCTCAATTGGTAAAAGATGCAGAGAGGCATGGGCAAAACCCATTAACTCTAAAGAGAGATTTAGCAACGATGTCTAAAGCAGTTAGAGTTGCAAATAAATATGCAAAACGTGAAACGAAAAAATGACAATATTAGGAAAGAAGGAATACAAATTTATAGCTAACTATAGAAACGGTGGACGAAGGGTGTTTTTTGTTCATCTAGATCCAAAGGCAAAAATAAAGGAAGCAAATGATAAGGCAATTATTCTTTCACGGAATTTTTGTTTTGCTAAAGATGAACCATATGATGAACCCGATGACGAACTTATAGAATTACATAGGGCAGATAAAAAAGGATCGTTTTTAATAAGCGACGGAAACATTAGAATAGCAGCTAGGGTAATAAAAATATGATAGATATACACGACTCATATACAATTGAGCAACATCAATTGGAAAAAATACGTACATTTATATGTGCGGCAGTTCCAGATACTCAACTCAAAACTGATAAGCTTATTGACAGCCTACGAGTAGATCGTACTCTTTCTGAAGTTGCTCAAAATTTAACATTTAGACTGGAAGCCCATGTGTACGGAAATAACCGTAATTACGAAATTAAAGGGGTACCAACTAGCTGGTGGCAACACTTTAAACAGGACGTATTCCCAGCATGGCTCTTAAAGAAGTTCCCTGTTAAAAGAACTGTACACAAAATAGATGTAGTTTCATTGTATCCAGAGTTGTCCAAGAGATTGCAAGATGAATCACCAAGAGTTACTATAACTGACTATATTGCAGGAGAATGGTCATGAATGATATAATGATGCTGAATATCCCAGTTGTGATCGTAATTATGCTATGCGCTATGCATGTAATTGCAGATTTTGCCCTTCAAACCAGGAAAATGGCAGAAAATAAGAGTAAAAGTATTAAATGGTTATCACTTCACGCGGGCACGTATTCGTGTGTATTTATTCTTATTTCTTGGCAATATGCACTATTAAACGGAATCTTACATTGGGTTACAGATTATGTTACATCTAGACTTACTTCAAAATATTGGGAAGAAAAAAAGATTCATACATTTTTCTTAATAATTGGCATAGACCAATTCATTCACATTTCCTGTCTAATTGGAACGTATGCTCTAATGGTTTATTAATTTATGAATAAATTGTAGATTTTTAGGAAACAAAAATTTAGGAAAAGAATAAGTATAGATACTATCTACTATCTACTATCTACCATCTATTAATAATACAAACTATTACAATATAAACATTATATCTTATAGTTTATTAAATTTTTAGAAAATAAAAGAAGAAGTTTTTGAACAATAGATCTCATTGCACTTAATGTCAATACACTGGAGAGCCTGTAGCAAATCTACACTCTCCTTTTTATTTTGTAATTGATTAGAGCAATAGACACTATACGTCATATTTATCAATACTATGCTAGAAACTAAACATAAAGAATTTGGAAACCGCAAACTTCACGGTAAGCGGAAGAAGATAAAGAATCAACACGAAGATTTAGATATTGCGATTCATATTAAAACTTCTGTTGATTCTTTAAAGAATAGAACATTTTCAGAAGTAACTGATTATGTGATTGCCAATTCTGAAGATGGTGCATCAAATTTAGTTACCTCACATCTTTCAGCGCTGTTTCAAATTGTACCAACTAAGACCGTTAGTGAAACAAATCCGCTATTGTGTTCATTAACGATAAATACAACTCAGGGATATAACGTAGAGACGTTTGATACGGATGTCAACAATGCTGTAGCATTTGGATATACTGTTGTAGAACTTGATTCTCCAGTAAAATCATGGAAGATTTATTATATGTCAATTGGAAATAACATTTATTGTATTTCATATTCTTCGACATTTAGAAAAATAACTGTAAGCAGTAGAGTATAAGATTTTGAGTGAAGACAAAGAGACGTTACGTATGTTCCTAAAGCGCAAGTTTGGAAAGCGCAAGAACATAAAAGAATTAGAAAATGGGGAAATCATCGTAGAAGATGGTTATGCTATAATGACGCAGGATACCCTTGCATACTTAGTTGCGATGGTTGGAGAAGGTTCAGACCTAATCAATTAGAAATTGCAAAGTTAAACTTGCAATTAACTATTAAACTTGCAATTAACTTTTTATGAACGAATGAGAAACATATGAATATCAAATTACACAGACTGATTAAAAATGCGGTCAACTATCCTTTAAATTTAACTAGAGTTGAAATTTCCAATGTTATGGGAATGGGAGTTAACCACGTTAGTAAATGGGCAAACACAGATCTACGTGATGAGGAAGGTTATATTGATTCGGATTTAGACGACGATCGATTTACCACACTAAAATCATGGGTAGAAACTAAATCCGAACGGGATGCAGGTAAAACTCTAGATGATAAAGAGTATGAAGGGTTACATGCAACAATTCTTGAAAACGGAACAAGAGTTATTAGTGGAACTGTGGGTGGTGCAAACATAGATGCATCTGATATTTTCAAACTGGTAAACTTAAAAGAAGATGAATGGATCATCCAGAAGCTAACTGTTAAACCCAGAACGGTTGCAATGAAGCTTAGACATGAACATGTCAAATCTGATGGATCATTTGGATATATTGAAGTTCCTCATAGTCACAGTGCATGGTCTATTCATGCAGAGTTACGACCAAATAAAGATGTTCAAACAAAGGTTAAATCTCTTGAACTATTATTAGAACGTTTAGAAAAAACAGGTCCAATTGGTAGTGTAGCCAAACGAACGTTCAAACATGGAGTTCAATTTGAAACTCCACACTGCCTTGTAATAAACATAGCAGATCTTCATCTTGGCAAATTAGCTGTAGATGAAAGTTGGACGATTAAAGATGCAATGGCAGAACATGAACGAGCAGTTCGATTTATGTTAGCTCAAGCTGGAATTTACAACATTGAAGAAATTATTATTTGGTGGGGTAATGATTTAACCCATACTGATAATGTTAGAGGTCAAACGACTCGTGGAACACAAGTTGAATCTAACGCAAGTTGGTATAGTCAGTTTGATGCTGGATTGGAGTTAGGAATTCAAACTGCAAATATTTGTAGAGAATATTGTGATCATGTATATGTGCGTCATGTAGCAGGTAACCATGATTGGAATACTAGCTATGGAATATGTAAATCAATTCAGTCGCATTTTGCACATACTGATGATGTTACTGTAAGCGTCCATAAACATGGAGTTGCAGATCACGCATATAAGAAAAATTTCTTTATGGGAGTCCATGGTAATAATTCAACATTCAAAAATGCTCAAGGATTTATGGCAGTTGAATATTCAGAAAATTGGTTTAAATGTCCATATAGAGAAGTTCATACTGGTCACCTTCACAAAAAGGATGGTGGATATTTCATTACAGAATATGCAGAAGACAAGGGAGTTACAGTTCGTCAAGCACCTTCTCTTTCAAAAACAGATGGATGGCATCATCTTAAAACGTTTGTAGGAACTCTACGAGCAGGCCAAATGTATTTGTATAGTGGAGAGGCTGGATATAAGGCTACATTTAATTACAATGCAGACGCACATCTAGTTAATTAAACACTAAGTTTGATATACTTATATATAACTCGCATCTATTGGTTATGAGTCTTTAAGACTTTAGAGTGATCATAAAAAGATAGGTCACAAAATGATTGGTGGATATTCAATTAAAGAAAGGAGAAAACAATGGCTAATGCAAAAAAGGTAGTAGCAAATAAGGAAGGCCCAGTACATATCATTTGTATATTGGATCAATCACCATCAATGTCGCATCTGACAGATAGTGTTATTAGTGGTTTCAACGAATTCATTCAGGAACAAAAGCTAGTAAAGGGAGAAGCAATATTAAGTACAATAATGTTCAACAACAAAGTTACAACACTTCACAATAGAATTGATATTCAAGATACGCCGGTTTTAACTGGAAATGAATATAGTTGTGGTGGATATGGTACTGCATTGAATGATGCAATTGGAGAAACACTATTAAGATATAGTGATGGAAGAGCAATGGTATTTATTAATACGGATGGTCAAGAAAATTCAAGTAGAGAGTACAACACCAATCAAGCTAAAGAACTAATTCAGGGTAAACAAACTCTAGGTTGGGAATTTATGTTTGCTGGCACAGGAATTGACGGATTTGCCCAAGGTGGAGCCAATTATGGGTTATCTAAAGCAGATTCAGTTTCATTCGCATCAACATTTGATGGTACTACTTTAAACTACAGTTCAATGAGCACACGTTCAACTTCCTATAGAACAGAAAATGCAGATCAAGTTTAATATTTGATTAGCAAATATAGATACGTATTAAACAATTAAATCGTTTAATAGTACTACGTATCTATAAGCTCGTATAGCTCAATGGTAGAGCATGCGCCTCTAAAGCGTTGGATCAGAGTTCAAGTCTCTGTACGAGCACGATATGAAAAGTAAAGAAGAATTAGGATAGCTAGGATACTGGATCTTTTTAGATCTAGAAACTGGAAATCTTAGAAAATGGATTTACAATTCATGCATAGCAATAGGTACTATAATATTTATAGTTCTAATTTTATAAGCAATAGGAATAATACAATGACATAGACACAAGAAAGATTTTACGTAATTACTAGAAGAGATTTGCCAGATGGATATCAGGTAGCACAAACTGCACACGGAGTTGCAGAGTTCGCTATTCGATATCCATTTTTATTTAATACGTGGAAGAACAATACGATAGTATGTTTAAGCGCACGAAATGAAATAAGGTTAGATAAACTACTAAGACAGTTATGTGAAGACGATGACATATCAGTCACTGGATTTTATGAGCCAGATTTAGATGGTGAATTATGTTCTGTAGCAGCAATTGGGGAAGGTATCGATAAATACACATCGAACCTTCCTCTCACATTAAAAAACGGTAATCAAAATGACAGGTACACAAAATGAAAAATAAAATAGATGCAGTAAGAGCGTGGTATAGAAATGGTGGTGATGAAGTTTGGGGTAATGTTAAAATCACACGATACAAATTGCACCATATCTCTCAGATTGAAACTCAATTGCTAACTGGTACAGCAAAACAACACCATATAGATTGGATCAACAGATGTTACCATTACTACTATACGATTTCACCTAAGGTGATTGAACGTAGAAAGGAATGGGCAAAACGTCAAGAATTATATGAAGCAAACATCGAAAAGGTAAACGTCTAATATACTTATATACATCTCGCGTTCATTGGTCGTGAGTTCAGAATTTCTGAGCTTTAGAATGATTTAAGGTCATAAAACGATGTGTGGACAAAAACATAAAATGAGGAAAAACAATGAGTAAATTAGAAGCTCATATTGCCCTAAATAAAGGTAGACTAAAGGAATACCATGGCAATACGGTTTATCTAAAAGATGAATCAAACTTTCAAGTAGAGTTGTTCAACGGAGAACAAGACACATTCGGTGTTATACTTGAATTAAATGGATCTCCAATATCGACATCTAAGTTGGTACTTAAACCTGGAGAACGAGTTTTCTTAGATCGCTACATCGATGATCAAGTAAAGTTTTTATTTGAAACATATGAAGTAGATGGTGATGATGAACAAGTTCAAGAGGCAATTAAGAATAACGGAAACGTATTTGTTAAATTCTACAAAGAAAAACAAGTAACAATAAATCAACAAATAGATCCAGTTGACTGGTCGTTTTCTAGCACAGGAACATTTCCGCTTAATATTAGTGCCCCTGGAATTACCGGATCAATGAATGTTTCAGGATCTGCTAGTATTATGTATAGTAACGCAACAGTTGGAATAGGAACATCAACTCCTAGTTCAACTCTTAATGTGTCTAGCACAGGTACTTCGCTATTGTTAGATAATTCTAACATTACTGACGCTGGGTCGACGGCACACGGTTCTCTTACAATAGATTCAACATCTGGAGACGCAGTTAATTTCACAACTACAGATGCATACAATGCAGATAACGTAGTAATGACAACTACAACAACGGATTCATTTGATCTAAATGAAGATTATTATATGCCAGTACGAGATCTCAATAAGGTTGAAACTGGCAGAATTGCAAAAGGAGAATCTAGCGATCAACGTTTAGATTCAGTTGATGTTCATTTTGATCTTTTACATTCGTATGAAATCAATTTAAACATTAAACCTGAATCAACACGAGAGTCGTACAGCAATTCGGATGTTAGATCATATTGTACTAACTGCGGAACACGAGCAAAGCGAAACTGGAAGTTTTGTGCAACTTGTGGTGGACAGATTTAAATACACGTGATTCATATATTGGCAGGGAACTATAGTTCCCTGCCTTTGTATGATCAAAAAACTATATATTAGTATGGCACTTAGATATTTAACAGTATTACCTTGGGAATTTAAATTAATTAAATCGAATCGAAAGATCAATATAATACGGGTTGGAAAATATGAGTGCAATACATTGGATGGGTTGGTGCTATGCAATGCGTCGTCTAGAGACACGCAAGCAGTCGAATTAACTGGAATTAAATTTTCCAATTTTTTCGGCATAACTCAAACTGAAATTTATAACTGTGGATTCAAATCTACTGAAGAGTTATTTGAATACTTAAAATTTGATGATCCCAAATGGTTTGGGATTGCAACAGTAATTAAATTTAACAAGATAGACAATGATGTACATTAGAAACCCAAACGCGTTTGAGGTTGTCAAACTATTAGATCACGCAGTTATTCCAGAAAAAGCACATCTAGGTGACTTAGGGTGGGATTTATTTTGTGGAGAACAGGAGACTCTATTCCCAGGCGAATATAAACTAATTTCAACTGGAGTTGCAGTACGATTTCCAGATGGATTTGGTGCATTCATTAAGGATAGATCGTCGATTAGTTCTAAGCAAGGTATATTCGTACACGCAGGTGTGATTGATAACGAATACCGCGGTGAAATTAAAATTCTTATGCATAACGTTAGTGGTAAGGTCAAAACGTTCTACAGAGGAGATAAGGTAGCACAGATGGTAATCATACCAGTATTTGAACATAGTCTTGGAATAACTGAAGTGGAAGAGTTTACTAATGAAACTTCTAGGGGAGACAAAGGGTTCGGATCTACTGGAGAATAGAAAATAAATGGTTACATTAACCATACGTCGCAAATCTATAAATCATTTAGTAACTTCTGAAAATTGGGGATCACCACTTCCAAATTTAGAAATTGTTAATATGAAATCCTTTGATACATCAATTGGAAGCCATTCTATGTCAAGAGAGGATATCAATTGGAGGGCGTTAAATTGTGAAACTGGATATAGATTAAAACTTGATAATGATACTGAGTGTAGTGTATGGAGTAGTGATTTTGTTCACCCATGTGGAGTGCCGCACACACTTAAAAATACACTAGCTCTACACAAATTTTCAGAATATGGAAATATTTCAAACTCAACTTATCACATTTTTTTAAGTTTAGTTATATCTGAAATTTTTAAGGATAATTCCATTAAGCGAATATACACTTGGGTAAACGAAAATTCTGTAAAAAATCTTAACCAAAACTTATTAAATATTGGATGGTATCTAGACGATTGGTATCTGTATAGTTAAGGTTCATTATACTTATTTGTATAAACGGAGTAACTATTATGAATCCTGAAGACTTTAATAATATGAGTAAGGAAGAGTTTATTGAGTGGCTTTACACTAATAGAAGCTTTTTTGTTGAAGATTTGTTTATGGATGATATAATGGACCTAGGTGCAATTGTATATGATGACGATATCTATGAATCTAAACCACCAGGAAGCGACCATGTGCAAGTATACGCTAAGGGAATTGGAGTTTGGATGTGCTTTACAAATTAAGTTACTACTATGGAATTAGAATATTCAGATTGGCATAAACTTTTCACTTCTGAAACTGCGCCTAAGTACCAGCTATACGATATTATTTCAGCAAAGATTTTTTCTGCAATAGATCAAAATTTATCTGAATGTATGCTATTTGATATGAAACATGAGCCATACGTTTGTTTGATAGATCATTCAGAATTCTCAGAAATATTGGAACATTGTTTAGAATATTTTGTCAAACAAGAAGATTACGACATATGTTGTGTCATTAGAGACGCAATAATTCAACATGTAAAAAAATGATTAGAGATATTACCACACTTAGCGAATTGAAAAGTGTATCGGCAGTAGGAAAGGTTATGTTAGTATTTCATGCCACTTGGTGTGGACCATGCAAAATATATAAGCGAGTATATGAACGAATAAACGAAACAATAAGTGACGTGACAGTTATTCGGGCAGATGTTGATGAATCACCAGAATTAAAAGAACATTTTAATATTCGATCGGTACCTGCTACCGTTATTATTAATGGTGGCAATACTACTGCAAAAAACGGAATAGTTCCTTATCCACTATTGGAAAACATGTTATCATAATGGGAAAAACTCGTAAGACTGAGAATGATTTCTCAAACGTCAAAACAAAGAACCGTAAAACAGTTCCTCATAAAAAGGGCAAGTATAAAGACGACTTCATGGAAGATATGTATGAAGACGATCATCAAAATAGACTAGAATTTGACTCACTGATACTTGACATCTATGGCGACGACGGGTTTTAAGTTATGGCATTTTTGATTATATTAGGTATGTTAACACTAATAACGCATACATTATGATGGGTACAGAATTTTTATCTATGATAGGTTTAGTTTTGCTATTGGGGTTTAAAATACTCTACGAACTCAAAAATACACAGAGAAAATGGGACGTCCTAAGGGATCCAAAAACAGATCTAAACATACTAACGTAGATCCATCAGAAGCCGTAACATTTACGATCACTATGATGGTTCCAACTAAAATGGAAGTAGTTTTACACAAAAACGTTAATATGCACAAGTACGTGCGAGATAACAGAGATGAAGTTGTAAGGCTGCTGAAGAAGAGTAAAGTTACAAATTTCGACGACATGCAAATGTTGCGATATGAATGGGATTAGAATATGAAGCCACCTTACGTAAGGTACTCTAACGACGAGTTAGAAGATAGATACAATGAGTTTATGTCAGTTCTCAAAAAACTGGTAAGTCCTGAACGATATGAACTATTAGAACATATGTATTCAGAAGATGAATTAGGTGGATCATTAGTTCTTAGTCCAGCATCAGGGAGACCACACTTTCATGCCGCATATCAGGGTGGTTATATAGATCACATTTTAAATGTGGTAAAGTTTTCTAGAAAGTTGGCGAAGGTATATAAGTCTTTAGGTGGAACAATTAATTTCACTTCAGAAGAATTGGCAATGGCAGCATTTCACCATGATCTAGGAAAGCTTGGTACTCCTGATGAAATGTACTATATGATTAACGATTCAAAGTGGCATATTGAAAACCGCAATGAATATTTCAAGCACAATCCAGAACTAGAGTTTATGCCTGTTACTGATAGGGCATTCTTTACTCTTCAAAAGTATGGAATTACTCTTACTGAAAATGAGATGATTGGCATTAGACTTACGGATGGAATGTATGAAGAAGGCAATTCATTATATCTATGTAAGTTTGGTGAAGATCAGCAATTGAGAAGAACAATTCCATATATTCTTCATTGGGCAGATCATATGGCTGCAACAATAGAAAGAGAAAGTGAATTTACAGTATAGACATTATATTTAAGAGTATACTAACAGAGAATTGAAATGGCCCACGTTAAATTAACAGAATTGCTGACCGAAGCAGATAAGAAACCAGATTTCTTAAAACTTATAAACGCTAAGCTCAAGGAGCTAGGTGTTAAAAAGAAAGCAAAACAATCAGATTTGCAAGATAAAATGCAATTATTAGATTCTGGTAAAATTAATCCATCTACTCTTGGTTTTATTGGAAATATGTTTGAAGATCTTACGTTTGAGGTTAGGGTCGGTAGTGATCCTGACTATGGTGGTGGTACTGTTGTAATTCTAATAGAATTTGATTATCATCATCCAGGTGGTGGCCATAACGGAAATGCTACTAGATACACATATACGGTTCTTGATGGCAACAAATGGAAAACATCCGGAAGATAAAATAATACTGCACACAATTAACACATTTTATACTAGAAGAGGAGTAGAAATATTCCTCTTTTCTAGTATATGGAGTATTTATAGTCAACAAACATAAACCCCGAAAGGAATAGTTATTATGAGATACAAACAACAAATGACAAATACTGTAGACCGCTTAGGACTCAAAGTTCTTATTTTAGAGCGTATGGTATTAGGTAGAGTTCCAGCAAATCAGGAAACTGCTACACGAGCTATAGATGAATTAAAGGAAGAAGTTGAGAGACTTGAAGAAGCACTAACTCTAGAAGATTAAATATCTTAATTTGAGACTCTAATGCGATTTATCACATTTCTAACTGGATTTTCAGCAGTGGCGTTAGCTATGTGTGCTGCATATTTTTCAGTTACAGGATTTGGACTTCTTTTCAGTGGAGCTGCAATTGCAGTTTACTTTATGGCAGGCCTTTTAGAATTTGGTAAACTAGTAGCAACATCCCATCTTCATAACTATTGGAAAGAAACGAATGTTGTTGTTAGGAACGCAATGGTATCAATCATTCTTATATTGGTGCTAATCACTTCAGCAGGCATATTTGGATTTCTTTCAAATGCTTATACACAAACCCAGATTAGTGTGAATCAGGTAGAGTCCAGGGTGACCTTGTTTGAAACCCAACGTAATAGCGCATTAGTTGATATTCCAAGGTGGGAAAATAGGATCAATACACTATCTGAAAATAGAACTCGCCAGGAAGTTAGATATGATAGTTTAGTAGCAGGAGAGCATTGGGTAAATGCTAGAAAAACTACAGATCTTATAACTGAAGCAAATGTTGAAATTAATTCGTTGAGTGATCAGATTACCCAAGCAAGGGTTGATGCAGATTCATTAAGTACATTAGTCTTTGATACTAGGCTTGTAAATATAGATACTGAACGCGAAATTGGTGGATTTAAATTTGTAGCAGAGGCGTTAGGAGTAGAATTAGATACTGTTGTGAAGTGGTTTATTTTTCTTCTCATATTTGTATTTGATCCGCTGGCACTATTATTAATCATTTCGTTCAACAACGCAATTAGAGTAGATAGAGAAAATAAGAAAGATCCTGAAGATTCAATTGAAGAAGATGACAATATGATATTTGGCGATATGTACAAGCACGGTGAAGCGTTTTGGAATAAAGAAAATGATAGTGAAGACGACGAAATTCTCAAACGAGCAGTTAGAGATGATAATAGTTTTAACGAAGCTGTAGCTACTGAATCAATTATAGAAGATAAAAAGCCAACACATTATGATGTTGCAACTGCAGGTGGAAGGGTAATCATAAAGGCTAAGGAATTCAAACCACATGTTCATATAGACGCAAGGCCACTTTTCGACCACATAGATCCTGAAACAATTTAAACCAAACAGAGTATTACTTGTTTGGAGTTTAATAATATGATAACAACAGACTTAGACAAATTAAGAATACCTGTACCGGTAAGTAATTTTGAATCAAATGAAGCTGAAGTAATTTCAGCAGCGCTATTTTCAGAATTAACGATAGCAGGTGGATTGGGATTATCTGCAAATCAGATAGGATTGAGTAAGCGAGTATGCGTAATTAATGTTAAGGAGGAACCTCTTTATTTAATTAACCCTCAGATCGTAGAAACTTCTGAAGAACGGTTTACGTATTATGAGGGATGTTTATCTATTCCAAAAACGAAAAAGAAGCTAATCAAAACTGAGCGGTTTGAGTGGGTAAAGGTTAGAGCAGATAATCTAGCAGATGATATGGTTTTTGGTCCAGATAGTAGAGAAGATTGGGATGCAAACCCAGTAAACTTCTGGAATGATGTTGGGTTTCTGCAATCAGTAGTAATTCAGCATGAGATAGACCATCTGAATGGAATTACAATTAAAGATAGAGTGTATTCTAGTACTGTTTCTAAAGTTAAAAAGTACGGTAGAAATGAACAAGTTATGTTTATGAATGTTAAGACAGGAGATGCAGAATTTATGAAATATAAGCATGGAATACACCTGTTAGGTGAAGGATGGGAGGTTAAATAATATATGTTAGATTTGGGTCTATTGGAAAAAGAAATACAAGAATTGTTAAAAGACACCCCTTCTGATTATATTTACCACAATCGGATTATGGACACATTAGAAATATGTGTTTTGTTTGATACAGACAAAAAGAAAATTTTAACCCATCCAACAGGTCAAACCATTTGGATGCATAAAGAAGATTGGCCGTTAGCACTTAACATGTGCGAACGTTTTTTTACTAACAATAGCATAAGCAACGAACTGGTTCTTAGTAGTTACATAAATAGATTATCAATAATACGAGAACACATATTATGTCAATGCAATTTAAATACTTAATATCAATACTAGTTATATGCATATTGGGAATTTCGATTATACCGATTCCGGTTAAAAGTAATGGTGGTCTTCCCACATCACTGAGATTGTATGCTAGAATTATTGAAACCTTTGATTACAAATGGGCAGTCATGTCCAATGAAGATAAGGAAAAGATTCATAACGAATCTCTTTGGATTGCTAGGGTTCTTTTAAGTGAAGATACTAGAAGAAAACCTTGGATAATGATGGCTTCTATTGTTAAAAATAGAGTAGACACTGAGCATAGAAGAAAAACTAATGTATGGTCAGTCATTCATGACAAACGGCAATTCTCAGCTGTTACTGGAGAATCATGGAATAGATATAAGAAATTAACATTAGATTCTAATAATTCTCATTTCAATGAAGCATACGATATTGCAAGAAACGTATTAGTAATGGGAGTTCCTAATCGTTATGAAGGAATTACTCATGCGTATTACCCGTCAACTATGACTGGAGTGTATGGGTATAATAAGAGCTATCCAACTTGGGATACTCCAAACAATCCTATGGATATGCGAGACGGAGTAGATGGATGGGTATATGGTGCACCATAATGTATTATTCAGACGAAGAGCGACTAAAAAAATTAGAAGATCAAATTGATAAGTTAGTTAAGTCAAATAATGATTTAATGGTAGAGGCTGCAACTTCTAGAGCATCAATTCGTGTTTTACGCCATTATTTAGAAATTACTGTATACTTATTGTTTGAAGAAGGGATAATGGATAGAGAAGATTTTTTACATAGATTGAATGGTGCGCAGCATAGTGATATTGAACGCGATACTGAAGAAACAGCAGTCTATATAAAATCTGAACTAACCAAAGTAAAAGAAGCAAAACACAAAGGGTATAGAGGATTTCTTTCTAAACCCGATATCGGTGAATCTTAATATGAAATTAAGCGAAATGGCAGAATTATTACAAACAGCCTTAGACTCAGAAAACTGGGCTATGGTACGGGAAGTTGTTCAACTATTGTTGGACTATGATGAATTTGAATACTCAAATGGAACTTTAGAATAGGTTATGAGTATATTTATATAACAATATGGGGATGTACTTGGTATTCGACTATGTTGGAGCGGTATGAAGTGCGTGTAGACTAGAAAGGTCTTAAACATCAAAAAACAAATAAATGCAGAATCACTTTCTGACTTTACCTTCGAAGATGCCATGGCACTCGTTGGGACTCCTGTAGAAGAAGTATTAGCGTAAGCTAACTTGGGGTCTTAATCAAAGACTTTTACAAACCATGTTCTAAGAAATATGTAGAACTGAAAAACTTGTTTCGTTAAACATTGCATAACGCAAAATTCAATGTGACTTTGGAAATTGGAAAGAAATTACCTACACACGTGAACGACTTTGTATTGAAACAATGTAACACCCGGGTTCGACTCCCGGCATCTCCACGATTAATTATTTTTTAACTTACCGTACAATATGTGGTTTTACTTATTCTTATTGACTTTTATCTTACTGATTATCTCAGTATATGCCAATTGGAATGCAGACCGTAAAAGCGGTTTGTATGAAGAATGGGCAGAGGATACCGTTTTAAAGATACAAAACACACTTTCAGAAATGCAAGAAATTGATGAAGGTGGAGCGTTTCAATCGGACGATGAAGTTGGTGATATTTTTGAAGAATTATTAGCAGCAGCAGAAAATCTTCAAACTATAGAATACAATATATGAATTTAAGTGAAGTTGTACAGTACGAAATAGTAACTAAGGCAAAAGAATTTCTAGAAGAAAAGGCCAAGACGGCTACTAGAAATCGTGGTCGTAAAAAGAAAATATTTTATTTTACGCAGGAGACTGAAAATGCTATTGTTCTCTATAACAAAATGTCTTGGAAATCTGATGTATGTGTAGAGACCTTGGCTAAGTTATATGATGAGTTACACAGAGTTACCAATATAACAATGGAGCTAGAAGATAAGGAACTCAAGCTAAGTGATCTTAATCACAAAATAAAAAGACTAACTGCTCAGTTAGAATACACCACTCTGCTCTATACAGATCACAGATCAACCGAAATAGAGTACTGGAAAAATAAAATATTTAGCGATCATATTATATATCCACTTGAAAAAATAGTGGAGAATATGTACAACAAATATAAGCTTTCATATTTTGATGCTCCACCTGATCATATTAAAACAGAAGCTCTTCATAACTTATTATTGAACCTTCATAAGTACGATGAATCAAAGGGAACTAGGGCATTTTCGTATTTCACAGTAGTTGCTAAGCATTATCTTATGCAGTTGAATAATAGTAATCACAGAAGGTATAAGAGATCTACATTAATGTCTACTATGCCAGAAAATTGGGAAATTGAAGATAATTTTTTCGAAAGAGAAGACGTTTCTGAGTGGGTAGAATTTAAAGGTATAATGCTAGATTTTTGGGATAAAAATCTAACTACTGTATTTAGAAAAAAGAGAGACATACAAATTGCAGATGCCATATTAGAATTGTTCAGGAGATCAGATAGCATTGAAAACTTCAATAAAAAGCATCTGTATTTGCTAATTAGAGAAATGGCAGATTGTAAAACTCAATACATAACTAGGGTTGTAAACATAATGAAAAAGACCCAGTTTGATATGTTAACTGAATTTCGAAATACTGGAGATATTGTAGAGGTAGGACGAGAATTTAATATGAGTAGCAGTTTCAAGTGGTGAGTGATAGAGGATAGTGATGTAATGAATTGTGGGGTTTGAATCATATCAAACCCCACTTTTTTTATGCCTAGTATATTTATAGAAGAACTGAAATATGGTATAAAGCAAAATGGATACATCAAAAAAGGTATTTGGAAATAAGTCATTTGATAGTCTAATGAACGACATCTATTCGAATTCTACTAGAAAAGCTAGAACGATAGATGGTATTATTTCTAAAATGACAGATATGATTGGGAAGGAAGATGGTGGAAAGGATAACAAATACGATTCTAAACTGATTCTTCCAATGATTAGGGATTATTTAGAAACTGCTGTTAGGAACGATGATCATCTAATTAAGCTGGCAACACTCTATCAGAGAATAGCAATTGCGGAAATGAAAGAACTTGGAGATGACGGATTCCTAAGTGATAGTGCAATTGAACAGTTGAAACAGGAAGCAAAGGATTGGGCAAACGACGTTAAAAAGGAAACGCTAGAAGAGCCAATCACTGAAGATGATACTACAACTGAGGAATAAATGGGTGTAGGTCATACTAAAACATTACACAGATTTAAGAATACTCAAGAATCTGCTATAAAGACAAATCATAACAGGGATGTTGATAAGACATCATACTTTTTTGAATTGGATACTGCGATAGTTATTAGGGTAATAGATTCAATAGATGATCCTGAAATAACTAAAACTGGAAATCTATCTCTTATTGGATCTGTCCTATGCAAGCCAATTCATTCTATGACAAATAGGGGCGATGATGATGCAATTCTTGCATATCCAATGAGCCCAAGTGTGAAGCAATTCCCAGTAGTAAATGAAATGGTAGTAGTTGGAGAGTTTGGAACTTCTCCAGTTCCGTTCTATTGGCCATTGAATTATTTTAACAACATAAATTACAATGGTAACAGGAATTTAAATACTAGAGATGGAATAGGTATTGGAAATTCTAATGATAATACTTCTAACTCGTTTTTACCAAGCATTGGGAGTAGACAATTAATTCCTAGTTCAGGAGATACTATAATTCAAAGTAGATTTGGATCTGCAATTCGATTTACAGATTCTTCGGCAAATGATGATAATATAAGTTCGTATTCTCCGTCGATTCTAATAACAAATGATATTAGAGGTACTACAACTAAAAATTCAATTGTCATTTCTGAAGAAAATATCAATAGAGATGGTTCTTCTATTTATCTTACTAGCGGGCCTGCTAATGTGAATCTTCAGCCAACTGTCTATTATGATAAGGCTAAAAAAGTTTTAATTGATGGAAATGGATATGAAAAATTTACTACAGTAAAGGGTGGCACAACAAGTTCGTTTATATATCCTAGGGAGTTAGATGGTAACCAAGTATTGATTTCATCTGATAGATTAGTATTTACATCGAACATACACGAAACACTATTCTTTTCTAAAGGTCAATTTGGAATATTCAGTGATAGTAAATTTTCAGTTGATAGTAATTTAGGAATAGACCTATCAACTCCAAATTCAAGCTTTAGATTAAAATCTAACAACACATATATAAATTCGTCAGATATCTATTTAGGAAAGGAAAACAATATAGATCAACCAGCGCTATTAGGAACAAATACACTAATTCATTTAGATGGATTTTTTAAAGATCTTAGAGATTTTATGAAAATTCTTTCTAGTCTATTTGATTCTGCTGAGAGGGGTGGTCAATTGAACATCCCAGGATTAGTAGATATGGTAAATGCATTTTCAGAAAATGTAAACAAGCAATATGTACTTACAGAAGATATCAAACAAGCATTATTGAGCAACACTGTATTCATAGGACCCAATAAATAATGAGTAGACTATCTAAATTAAAAACACTAGGAGTTGGTAATAAAATAGGATCCGCTATGAGTAGAATCATGGGATCGCTATGGGAAGTGTCTGCTGTTATTTCACAAATACTATTAACTAAACTTATTTTAGATGATCATGGTGATCCAATAAATGATACAGAAGCTGCAAAGCAGGAAAAACTTAGAAGTCAATGGGAAAAGGCAAGAAAAACTTTATATTGGTGTGAGAAGCGAACTAGAAAAATTGTAAAGCTAGGATTAATTTTAACTACAGTGGCAATAATCATTAGAGTGATTCTACGAATTGCAAAATTTGCAACTAGATTTTCACCGCCTGCAGCTGCTGACTTTGCAACATTATATTATAAGGCACAAGATATACTAAAACGAGTCGCAACTACAACCGCAGTAATTTCTTCAGGAGCAGCATTGATAAATTTGTTTTGTGCAGCTAAACTAGAAGAGCTATACGAAGTTCAAAATCTAGCCTATGCAGATGACGTTACGGAATTTGGTGAAATAGATCCAGATCCATACTTCGAATTTGATGAGGATGGTTACAATAAAATTTTAGATGATATTCAATTAGAGTTAGAAGAGTTGAACGCAAGCAGACTTCCGTCAACACAATCAGAATGCGATATCATATTTGAAAAATTAAATGCCATAGACACACTAGATGAAATCATAACTGACGCATCTGAATTTCAAGATGATCCGTTTATTATGCTTCAATACGAAGGAGGTGAATCTGCAATAGATCGCTTCAAGGATAACATTACTAGAATTAGAACAACACTACTGAGATAAGCAGACACAATTCTACTATGTGGATATTTACTAGTATATTAATAGAGGTAAATGCAAAATGAAAAATGCACAAAAGTTAATCACAAAAATACGATTAATGGTCGAACGGGAAGTTAAAAAGCAGGTAAAGTCCATATTGGCAGAACATATTTTACTTTCTAAGGAAGATTATGGATCATTATTAGAAGCAATAGCTACTAAATCTAATGTACAAGAACATCACACATCACAAAATGTCGATGCGTTTGCTGATGCAGCTAAGGTTCTTCAAGATTTTAGAAATTCTGGAGTACAGTCATCACAACCTCAACAGCAGGCAGAGCCTGTATTAGCTGTACCGACTCACACACTGAAAACAGGAAAGGGCAAAATAGACGAAGTATTAGCAAGTATGCGTGGTGGAATTGTCGGTGAATACTCACAATACGGTGGGCATGATGATGGGCAAGGTGGAGACTTTAATGAAATAGCAGGTGGAGTGTCAGATACTCAAACATTTTCAGCAGCAGCAATGCATGCAGGTGGAGCAGGAAATGCAGTACCAGTTCAAACTAGAGGTACTGGAGGTCAACAAATAGATATAAACTCATCAGCAGGGAAATCACTAGCAAGCGCATTAACAAAGGATTATTCAGGAATGATGTCTAAAAAATAATAATAAATGCCATTAATCGTATCCCAATCATTGTCATCTTCAGATCCATTAGATCAATCACCATCTAAGGCAGTTGGTATTACATTACCAATTGTTAAGGGATCAACTGGGTATTTTAGACAATCATTTACTACAGATGCAGCAATACGAACTGATTTGATAAATCTATTATTAACTAAGGTTGGTGAACGTCCAATGAATCCAGAATTCGGATCAACATTATACGACTTAGTGTTTACTCAACAATCTGTAGACATAGAATCTGACGTAGAAGATAGGGTTAGAGAAGCTATATCTAGGTGGATGCCGTTTGTCAATATCCATTCAGTTACAATTCAGAAAGAAAGCGGAGAGCCAGATATTTATTCTTTGAGAATAAGCATAAATTATTCTGTATCAAACGTTGTGGGATCTTCTGATCTAACACTTTTAGTAGAGGCATAATGAGATAAGTAATGGCATTAGTTAACATTGACCAAAATAATAACAGAAATAAAGAGATAAATTACCTATCTAAAGATTTCACTCAATTTAGACGTAATTTGATTGAGTATGCTAAGACATACTTTCCAGATACGTATAATGATTATAATGAATCATCTCCTGGAATGATGATCATAGAAATGGCTTCGTTTGTGGGTGATGTTCTTTCATATTATATAGATGACTCATTAAAGGAAAGTCTTCTTCCATATGCGCAAGAACGAAAAAATATTGTAAATCTTGCACAGTTTTTTGGATATAAAATTCATCCTATTACTCCTGCTACAACCAGATTAAACGTATATCAATTAGTGCCTGCTACTGGGACTGGTATTAATAATGTACCGGATTATTCATATACATTAACTGTAAAATCTGGAATGGAAGTAGAATCTGCTATAGATCCTACTGTGCGATTTAGAACTGAGATCCCAGTTGATTTCGGGTTTAGTAGTTCGTTTGATCCAACATCTACAAGTGTTTACAGTAGAGATTCAGTTTCTAGCGAACCAATATTTTATTTATTAGAAAAGCAAGTAGATGCTTTAGCTGGTGCTGAAAAAACAACCACATTTACAATTGGATCTGCAGAAGAATTTAAGACATTAACAATAGACAGCACTAAAGTTGTGGAAATATCATCTGTTACCGATTCTAATAATAATACGTGGTATGAAGTTCCGTATCTAGTCCAAGATTTTGTGTATATCGATTACGCCAATACTGACAGATACGACACAGCCCTTTCTTCTCATAAAGATTCTGTGCCATTTCTTCTTAGAATGCTTAAAACTCCACGGAGATTTGTTACTAGACTAACTGAAGAAAATAAACTAGAAATTCAATTTGGATCTGGTGTATCGTCAGATGCAGATCAAACATTAATTCCTTCTCCTAAGGATATTGGACTTGGAAATAATGCAAAATCATTATCTGATCCGATTGATCCTCAGAATTTCTTTTCAACTAGAACATATGGACAAGTTCCAGCAAATACTACACTAACTGTTAAGTATGTTGAAGGTGGTGGCCTATCTTCAAACGTATCTGTTAATGATCTTACTAGCATTCGCAAAATTGAATTTGAAACTGAAGATGAAACATTTACCTCAGCACAATCAATAACGGTATCTGAATTGAAACAGAGTTTATCTGTGACTAATACAGTTCCAGGAACAGGTGGTAGAGATGAAGAACCATTGGAAAATATTAGGAATAATGCTATTGCATATTTTGCATCACAACAAAGAGCAGTTACTAAACGCGACTACGAAATTAGAGCATTGTCTATGCCACCTAGATTTGGTAGCATAGCTAAGGTTGTAGTTTCACAAGATGCACACGGTGATGTATCAGTAAATGATGAGCAAGAAAAGCATAATCCATTTGCAATCAATATGTATGCATTAGGATACGACGCAAACAAAAAATTAGTAAACATAAACGACGCAGTAAAGGAAAATTTAAAAACCTATCTAAGTGAATACAGAATGGTAACTGATGGTGTAAATCTCATAAACGGATTTGTAGTTAACATAGGAGTTGATTTTTCGATTACTGCATTTAGATCTGAAAACAAAAAAGAAGTATTATTGAGGGCGATAGAAAAGGCAAAAGAATTTTTTAATATAGACAATTGGACATTTAACCAACCAATAAATCTTTCAGAATTAGAATTAGATTTAGCTTCAGTAAAGGGAGTTTCATCAGTTCAAAACATAGTTGTACGAAATTTATCAGGAGGTTTATATTCAGACTTCTCATATAATATCAAAAGAGCAAGACGAAACACTTCGGCAGTAGACGGATCTACAGAACTTGGAAAAATAATCTATCCTAGTTTAGACCCCAGTATTTTTGAGGTGAAATATCCATCTAAAGACATAAGAGGCAGAGTACTATAATGCATCATTTCATTTTTCCAAATAAAGACACTACCCTTTATATGCAGCAGTCGACCCAAAATACGGGTATTGATGAAATCATAGAAGTGGAAAAAAGCTTTTATAATGGTACTCTTAGAGAAAACGCTAGAGGTTTAGTTAGTTTCGATATCACTCCAATTTCAAATTCTATCGTCAGTGGTACAATTGCAGCAGGAGCTTCATATTATCTTAATATGACAATAGCAGATGCTAAGCAAATTCCATTGGAATATACACTATACGCATATCCAGTATCTCAGAGCTGGCAAATGGGAGTTGGTACTAAATATGATGGAGTAACAACTACTGGAGCATCTTGGCTTTACAAAAATTCTGCAGATTCTGCATCGCTGTGGGTATCAGGATCAACTACTGCAACTGGATCATTAGCAGCAAATACAAGTGGATCTGTTGACGGATCTGGTGGGGGAACTTGGTATACATCATCTGCTGCATCCCAATCGTTTTCAAACGAATCTTCAAATATCAGAATGGATGTTTCTGTAATTATGAGACAGTGGTTAAGTGGAAGTATTCCTAATCATGGTTTTATAGTTAAACATACTGAGGCAGTTGAAACTGACATTCAAGATTATGGAACATTGGCGTTCTTTTCAATGGACACGAACACAATTTATCCACCAACATTAGAAGTGGCATGGGATGACTCTTCAGTGTCAACAGGATCACTATCAGAGTCAACAGATTCTGATAGAGTAGTATACCTTAAAGATTTACGTAGTGAGTATAAGAGAAATTCTAAAGCTCGTATACGGTATTTTTCAAGGGCAAGATATCCTTCAAAAACATTTACTACTGGTAGTCAATACGATATAAACAATTTCTTACCAACTTCATCTTACTATTCAATTCAGGATGCAGTAACAGAGGATGTTATTATACCATTTAGCGATAACACAAAATTAAGTATAGATTCTAATGGTAGCTATTTCGATCAGTGGTTTAGCGGCTTTCAGCCTGAGCGCGTTTACAGAGTTGTACTTAAAATAGAGCGTAACAGTCTAGTAGACTATTATGATGAAGATAACGTATTTAAGGTTGTGAGATAACATTGACTAGAATTGTAAACATACAAAACGTAGGCATACAAACTTTTAATATAGACCCGACTACTGGAGAAACGGTAGATCTACAGTATGATATGCTTGATCCTACTGGCGAAGTAATTTTAACCGACAGTGAAGGTCAGCCTCAACTGAATATCAATACTATTAGTTTAGAATCTACTCAAGCACAAGTAGATTACGGTCAAATGATAAAATCTATTGATGTTACCATAGGAGAATTAACTGGAGGTGCCAGATCATTTGTGTTATCTGACGATGTATTTGGAACTTTATGTTCAGTAGAATTAGAATCTAAGGATGCACTTTCTATCTTAGTTGAAAAATTAAAAGCAGAAATTGAACGATTAACGTTACAGCTCACAGATCAATCAGAACTAAATAGAACCATATTCGAATTGAGATCTGAATTAGAATCATTAACTAATGATTTTGAAGAGCTAGTAACTGCAATAGAAGTACTACGAGAGTGCAATAGTTCCCTAGAACGTGCAGCAACTACTAGAGATGACGCAGTTCAACAGTTGAGCATAGAAAACAAAAAATTATCTTTTGAAAACGCTGCGCTTAGAAGCGAAGTAATTAGATTAGGTGGAAGTTTGAATAGCGATGATGATGGCAATAGAGGTGGACGTGATGGTGGTGTTGAACTAGATGGAGATGGCAATGTTGTTGTAGTCAGACCTATTGATGAAATTAGACGTATTGCTCGAACTGTAATTTCCGATATGAGTACTAGCAATACTAGACAACTTGTCAGTGAAATTGCTATCATACGGTCATCTACAGTAATGTCAGATATACATGATGCATTCGACACAATATTTGCAGAAATGAATCGACGTCAGCTTGAAAAATTACGAATAGACATAGATAGGTTAGAGCAATTACTTGATGATGTGTTTTATTCAACTAGACAGGACGATTTTAGATAAAATTTAAATGGCAAAAATAGATACAAATAGCATAAACGTAATCACACAGAACAGAATATCTGGTGGAGATGCAGAATTTTTTATAGGTTCTATAAATTCAATAGTAGATAGGTTCGGTGGTGGGCCAACGGATGTTATTGTTAAGAGACTATATGATAGAAATGATTTTTTGATTAATTCTATAATATCTACTGATATTCCTGCATATGATAAGGGCAAAATATCAGTAGATCCGGAATTAGATATTACTGAATTCGGATTTAGTAGTGGGGAATTTAAAATTATATACAATTTTTGGAGAATTTTGGTTGGAGATGTAGATTCTCCTGGAGTATACATAAGCGAAATTTCACCATCAAAAACTGAAGTTAGATTATTACCTACTAAGGGAAATGAAGATAGATTTAAGAGATTTGCAAATGCTAGCCTATCTGACGCAGAAATAAATAAAATGTTAGATTATATCTTTAAGCCTCCAACTGAAGCATACCCATTTACTGGGTTTATTCCTGAACAAATAATATCAGAAAATTTAACTCAAAACTTCAAGGAAGAACTATTTAAGTTTGATAGACACGGAAGTGCATCTCCTATCGAAATGGGCGCGTATTTTTCATATGTTCTTCCAAACAAATTGGATTTGATAATTAGTAACACTAGACAAAGTACGTTTGAATTTATACGCCTTAACGGAATATCAGATCAAACGGAATTTAAAGAAATACTTAAAACAGAATTTAAAAATAACATACGAGTAGCATTTGGTGAATAATTCAACTATATATGATATGGTAGCATCATTAAGCCCAGAGGGATCTGTAGACTTAAATAAAACTACATCATTCAATTCAAGTTTTATTGAGTTGAATAGGACATATGTGATTGAAATTAAATTGATCGGTGTCGGTTCTGTCGACAATATCACGTTTAATGTTGACACATCTAGTAATCTAAGTGCGGTAAATAACACTCCACTAAAATTAGACGGTAGCGACGTTGTAGTATCATATGTTATCACCAATACTTCTATAGGCGATGGATGGCTTTCAGTTTCAACGAATAGTGACAGGCGCAACACGTATCATTTTCTAGTGGGAATTCCAATTGAGCTTACTGCATCTGTAAATCATAGCTTAGTGATTACAAAGCAAAATGAATCACCTTCAGATGCACCTGTAATTTCTATAACATATGCAAACGCAGATAGCATAGTTATAATAGGTGGACCTAACACACTATTTAATACTGGAAATTCTGTTACACTAGATGTAGAAAATTCTACAACCCCTGCTACACTTAAGAAATTCTTTCCATTTACATTTTTTGATAATCAATTTGGACGTAAATCATTATTAGTATCTGCATTAAATTTAAATGGTAGAAGTAAAACTGAACCAATAAAGATTGAATTTAAATCATTTGACGTTGCAGAAGGCGAAGCAATATTTAGTGATCCTAAGATTAATAAACAGGCTATATTTTCTGAACAGGATATTATAGTATCATATGTACCTAGAAATACAGAAAGATTCTTTATAGATGACGGTGCAGCAGGTGGATTTGTAATACCTGATGTTATTGTAGGTCTTCAGAGCTATGAGAATATTGAAATTCAATATGTACTAGACACTAGGCCATTAGAAAGCAGAATAAGAGATATCAAAGTTCATAGTGGAGTTCCACTGGGCACATATAGAGTGTTTATTGAATCTGCTGTAAGATATGATGATGTTGGAGATACTAGAGTTTATATAAATTCTCTATTGACAATTCAGCCAGGAATAGCTAAGAGTTCTCTAACAATAAGCGAATTGACAGATCAGTTATTTATAGGCATTTGTGGTGATGTAGAAATTCCATTAAATATTAATCACATCATAAACGATAAGAAGGTACTTAGAAATATTCTAGTATCAGACGACGGAACAGAACAATTGATGTTTTCATACGTCACAGATGTTAATGATTCAATAGTGGCTAAATTATACGAACCTACTGAATCAACAAATTTAGATTCATTTTTCATAGCATATGAGGTTATGGATTCATCCATTGTTAATCTCAAATTTGAAAGAGGATCTGTAGTCGTACGTAATGAGTTGCGTGGTCCTAATTTTGATATTGATGATTCTATGGATTTGGGATTACCTATTTCCAATAACGAAATTGTAGGAGCTGACACTAGGAACGGAACTGCTATGTATAGGGCAGACGATTTGCTCAATTACAAAACAGATGCTGAGCATAATACAATATCAGACGATGATTTGACCGGATATGGATATATTTCTTCAGGTTCGGCAACTACTGACATTATGAATTCTGTATTAGGTGGAAGTAATTTCATTACAGATGCCAATCTAGATATTGATTACACATCGTTTAGTAATTTCGTATTTTATAGTTCAGCTGACGAAAGATTAACTAATTTCAAATACAAACTTCAGTTAATAGAAGCAGATCAGCTAAAGATAAATAATATCAATGATGGTGGAGCAGTTACAGGAAGTATATTAGTAAATAGAGAATTAGGAAAGCTGAGCTCTAACATAAATAGAATTAAAACAAGTTTCGACGGTTATGAAAATTTCTTATACCTTGACGAGGGCAATAGTTCTTGGCCAAAATCTAATGGATCAGTTATTCATACTTCTGGTTCTAATTCAATAGCATATTTTGCAAGTCAATCTACAATTGCTCAAACATATGACGATAGCAATTTTGATAGTTTGGCCAATTTATTGCCAGAGCACATTATACGAGATTCGGCTAACGTAGATTTTGTATTGTTTACAACAATGCTAGGGCAACATTTTGATATCATAAAATCTCACATCGATTCCATGAGCAATGTATATGTGAGAACACATACATCTGGAAGTGGAACTCCTACCGAACTTTTAAAGCCTGTACTTGAAGCGTTTGGATGGCAAATTAGAACATCTGGATCAGATAGGGAATTAACGGATTATATACTAGGTAAAAACCTAGATGGATCTAACTTATCATCATCTACTGCTAAAAAGAGAGAAGAACTTCTTCTTAGAAGATTCTTAAATAATCTTCCGTTCTTACTAAAGACAAAGGGAACTAGAGCATCAATTAGGGCTATATTCCATATTTATGGTATTCCTGACGGGTTTGTTCAAATACGAGAGTTTGGTGGGCCTACCCTGATGACTCGTAAGAACATCTATTATACATTTGATGATCCAATTGCAGAACTGAAATTGTCTGGCTCTGAACAGATAGAAATAGATTGGGTAGACTCTGATTTGTCTAGGAAGCCAGATTCACTTGAAATTAGTTTTAGAACAACAAATATTCCAGAGTTTAATTCTCCTGCAATATCCGGATCATGGAATCTATTAACTGGAAAATCAGGTTCTACTGACACAATTAACGTATTTATCGATTCTGAACCTTCATCATCATATAACGGTAGAGTGAGATTGGCTATATCTTCATCTACTGGTATTAGTCAAATTTCATCATCTAAACTTCCACTATTTGACGGAGATTCATTTACAATGATGGTAACTAGAACTAGCGGATCTGTTACAGATAATTTTGATCTTTACGTTAAGAAAAGTTTATACACAAAAATTACTCATGCATCTTCTGCATCTGTAAACGTTGCTACCTCTTCTTGGGAAGATGTTACTGACATTATTATAGGAAACGAATTTAGTGGATCGGTTGACGAATTCAGCGTATGGAAAGTTCCTCTTACTGAAACATCATTTGATCACCATGTCAGATGGCATGAATCTATTAGGGGTAACAACTATACTTCGTCAGTACAAGATTTACTGGTCAGATTAACGTTTGATAGACCACAAAACTTAGCAACTTCAACTTTACTTCCAAACTTTGCGTATACTGGATCTAATGGATATGGTGTATCACATGCTACCGCATCAAACTTTACAACGGTTGTAAGCGATCCATTTCAATTTACTAGAATAGAACAAGATTCTTCGTTTGAAGTGCCAACACTTGGATTTAGATATGAATCAGATAAAATACGATTTGAATCTCAATCATTCTTAGATGGTAAGCAACTAGAACGCAACAGTAGAATTACTAAAAAATCATTTGATCAATCTCCTATTGATTCAAATAGATTAGGAGTATTCTTTTCACCAACTACTGAAATAAATAGAGATATGATTAGAGCGTTTGGTGGACATGATTTCATGAATGAAATTGGTGACCCAGATGCAAGATATTCTTCTTCATATGCAGATCTATCTGCAATCAATGAGCATTATTGGGAAAGAAATTCATCTTCAATGAACATATATGATTATATCACTCTAATTCGTCAATTTGATAAAACAGTTTTTGAGTATGTAGAAGATATGACTCCTATTAGAGCTAAACTATCCAAGGGTATTCTTTTTGAACCTCACATGTTGGAAAGAAATAAGATAGCGTTCAAAAAGCCATCTCTATTAGAATATTCTGCAGAAGGTACAATTAACGCAATAGATACTGGATCAATGGCGTCAGGTATAGTAACATCATACAGTACAACATTATTCGTAACAGAATCTATTTTAATGACAGGAGATCAAACTTCATATTCTGGATCTGTATTTACAACAGAATCTATTTTTATGACAGGAGATCATACTACATACGATGGAGATGTTGGTTCAATTTTATCTGGATCTACTGCAATTGATTTTAACCAAGAATCTAAGGCAATAATGGTTGGATACTATGAAAATTACAAAGTACCTAATCACAGCGGGCCAAATTTTGCATCTGCTAGCTATAACTACACATCATTTGGAATGCCTCAAAGTATATTTGGAATTTATGCAATTGAGGGTGATGCTGAAATTATTTATCTTAAGGATGGAGTAGAAGGTAGAAAGAGAGTTAAACTGGAACTTATAGATATTGATAGCTACAAAACAGTAAGTCAATTAATAGACGGAAATACTGATAGTCAAGAAGGTGCTTACCACAATGTAATAGTAACAGAATCTATTCAGCATTTAAACGTACTCCATTCATCTGCTTCATTTACAGCAGGAGGAACTAAGGTTCATGGACATTTACCGTTTCATACATCCAAAACTCAAAATATATCTACTGGTCTTAGAAATTCGTTTTATAAAGGAGTAGATTTGACGGAAGAAACTACAATTGATGGTGCACCACCTATTGAAGTATTTATTTCAAATGTAGGAACCATTAAAGTTAATAAAAGCGATAGGAGCAATGATGAACCTATTTTAAATGTAGAATAATAAAAAACGAAGATAAAGACATACTTATACACAGATAGTAGAGCAAATAAATTAGAGCAACACATATGGCATATTTGAATAATACAACCATTACAGTTCAAGCGATTTTAACTAAAAAGGGTAGACAAATACTCTCTTCAGGTAATGGACTTAATGTAACTAAATTCGCAGCAGCTGATGATGAGATTGATTACGGCCTATATGACGCCGCTCATCCATTGGGATCTGCATACTATGATGATGCAATTACATCATTACCGGTAACAGAGGCAACTCCTGATGAAACTCAAGTTATGAGATACAAATTAGTTACTCTGCCAAAAACAGTAACAAGAATTCCTCAAGTAGTTGCAGGTATTCCATCCATATCTAGCGCATACAACCAAGGAGTTGTTGCAGTTTCTCCATCTACAGATGGTGGTGGAAATTCTAGATTAGGATATACAGCAATTCTGCATAACAGACGAGCTGGGGAAGTGTTGGCGTTTGGATTGGAAAACGTTAAAGTTGGTTCTGTACCATTTTATCTAGGAGATGCTACTGCAGCTACTGCTCAAGTTGCAAGTGGAATAACATTTGAATTTGTTCCTAATTCACAAATTACGACAGACATTACTACTAAGATTACTATTGTAGGAAATGAAACTGGTGGAACTGTAGTAATCCCAGTAACAATAACCGCACCTACATCTACTTAAAATTATAGAGAATAGAAAATGCCAATAGAACCAACAGGACAATTAGCAAGACAGCTTCAAGAACTTATTAATAGTTCAGGAAATGCGCTGGATACAAATAATATTGTATCCGTACTTAATGCATTTCTCCCAGCAGAAAGTAGAGTGACTACCGTAGATACTGGGATAACTGACGGTATTTATAAGCGATTAGGACCAAATGAAATGGTTCTTGGTAAAAACGAAGTTGTTACCACTGGATTGTGGGCAGGAAATACTGGAAGTCTTACAACATTCTTCACAAGTTCAAATCAAGATACTGTTTTAGATAGTGGCAAGTATTATGTAGATGTCTACAATGCTGCAACATCTTCTACAAGTTCTGAAATTCAATTCTCTATCGCATACGGTCACGTATCTGGGGCAGGGGCTCCATCGTTAGAACAATTGGATACATCTAACCTTGCAACAAGGGCAACTTACAATCAATATAAAAATCTTTTGTTAGAACCAAACGATACTAAATTTACTGTTGTAACTGGATCCGCTGCAGGTACTGCTGATATAGATGATATTTACGTGATCAACGTTGCTAGAAACAGATTTAAAGAAAAAATAGATCCAGGTAACTGGTCATTGACACTAACTGCAGGTGGATCTACAATTACACTAATTGATGATAGTGGTAAGAAAATTACAGATAATGTTGGAAAGGCTGGTAGAATATTTAATATTGCATCTGGAGCTCTTCAACTTGGACAAGTTAGTTCATCTGTATACGCAACATCTGCATCGAACGGACAAGGATTTGGACTTATGTATCCTGACGCAGGAATATTCATTCTTAATCCAAGCGCACTATCATCATCACTAGGTACAACGCTAACTCCAAACAAATCTCTTTCAGCATATCAATATAATCAGCGAAAGCTTCTTGTTGCTATAGATGACGGTAACGATTTCCAAGCAAGATCTACAGAAAATATTACATCAAACCACTATTTCGTAAGATTGAACAATAGAGAGTTTAATTTCTCTAACAATCCAACATTCATAACAGGCTCAGTTGGTAAATTTAGGAATACTACATTTGAGGGAGATCCTAAAACATTCCCAACAACAATTGGATTATATAATGAAGCCAATGAATGTTTAGCAGTAGCTAAACTATCTCAGCCAAATAAGAAATCGTTTGATCGTGAATTAAGTGTTAGAGTAAAACTCGACTTTTAAGAATGAGATATGTTCAAAACTATAGATCCAAAGCATTATAATGTACGACCGTTTAAGGCGTACAAATTATGGTCATTAGACCAAGCGTCGGACGGTATATTAGTTTACAGGGGTGAACAGATAACTGGAAGTAATTTTATCTCAGCTTCTGAAGCAACTAGTAATTTAGTTCCTAAGCGATCGATTTATAATCAGATCAATCAAATGTACTATCAAAACCAAACGCCCATAAAGATGGTTGGTATGAAGGGGCAATTTGAAGATAATATTAGGGTGATCAATACTCACTGTAACGTCATTAGCATTCCTACTAGGTATTTTGGTGAAGAGATTCTTTCAGGATCTGTATCTATTACAGACGATACAACTGGACGAACGTATATAGACGATGGAAAGGGAAATTTAGTAGACAATGCAACTCAGTCTGTTCAATTGGGAAACGTAATATATCCACATGGAATAATTATTGCAACTAGCACATCGTCATTCTATTCAGAATCATTTGCCGCAGATTTTACATTGGATTTTAGAAGCACTACTACTATTTATGAAAACGAAATATTTGTAGAAATTGGTGAAGGAGAATTCAATGTATCTCAAAATCCAACGTCATATATCAGCGATGATACTGGATCTTCATTTTATGGTTACATACGAAAGACTGGATACCATGATATTCCAGGAGAAGGTGAAGTTTATTACGATAAGAATTTTACGTCATCATTTAGCAGTTCAATGGGTGGTGGGTTTGGTGATTATGAATATTCATCTTCAGTAGATCCTACTGGATCATATTTAGCGCCATACATTACTAATCTGGCATTCTATGACGATGATCTAAATTGTGTAGCAGTTGCTAAGTTGGCAAAACCTGTAAAATCATTGCCAGATTATCCAATCAACTTTATTATCAGGTTTGACACCTAACGTATATTTATAAGAAATAGGAGAACAATATGACAGATGCACATAAAATGCGAAAATTAATGGATGGTTTAAATGAAAGCGTTAAGCCTACATTAGACGAAGCAAAAGGTTCTGCAAATCTAAAAAGATTTAAAAGTCTTGTAGAAACACAAATTAGTTTACTTACAAAATTAATAAGCGGTATTGAAGATGATTATGGAGACGGCAATTCTAAATCAGAAAAGGCTCTCATTGCGGCAATAGCACAAGCGAAAAAAGTTGAAAGTGAAATCCGTGGCATATACGGTAAATTATACTAGAGAACACTATGACAGATGCAATGAAATTAAGAACGCTAATGAATGATTTAAATGAAAGTGCCAAATTTAAGCGCAATAATCTTTCAGAAGCTAAAGATGCAGGATACGATCAATATGAAGTTGGCAAAACATACCCTACCGGAAAGGGTGGTAAAGTTAAAATTTTAAAATCTAATTTTTATAGACAAGGTCGTGAAGGAGTTGGAATATCGGTTACTTATGAAATCGTATTAAAGGACGGCGTCAAATTTAAAGAATCAAACGCAGGGCAAACATTCCTTGATTTGATTAGAGATACATACTAATAGAGAACACTAATGTCACACAGAAGACGCAGAACGCGATTAAGTATAAGTGGAACATTTTCTTCAAGAAGCAGAAATGGATCTATTCGTACAAGTCTTTCTAGAAGAGGTAGAGGATCTAGTGCCAATATTAGACTATCTGCGTTTAGTAGTGGAGGCAGAAGATCAAGAGGTAGGGCAACATTAAATTTAAGAGCACGTAACAATCGTGGATCTTTAGGTGGTGGAATTTCATTTGGCTTTTAAAAGATCAAAAAGGGTAAAGACGGATCCGTACCGTAGTAATTTTGAACGTACAATTGCAGAAAATTTAAAAGTTATTCGAATTCCAATTGAATACGAAACTATTAAGTTAGCGTACATAACTCCTGCAATACCACACACATATACACCAGATTTCATTCTTCCAAATGGTATTGTTATAGAAGCAAAGGGTCGATTAAAGGCAGCAGATCGTAAAAAAATGATTTTAGTTAGGGAACAAAACCCAACTAAAGATATAAGATTCGTCTTCCAAAGAGCAAAAAACACAATAAGCAAGAGTAGCAAAACTACTTACGCAATGTGGGCTGAGAAGAACGGTTTTCAATGGGCTCAAGGAACAATTCCGATCGATTGGATAAATGAGAAACGTAAGTGAGTTATTAAGAATTCTAAATTCTGTATTAGGTCCTAGCAGACACAGTAAAGCAGATAACGAAGAATCCTTTAAATGTCCGTTTTGTAACCATAGAAAGTTGAAATTGCAGGTCTCTATTGATAGAGGAGTATGGCATTGTTGGGTATGTAATTCTAGAGGAAAGAGTTTATACTCATTGGTTAAGAAGGCAAATGCAGATTCTCATACGATAAAACTAGTATCCGATTTAACTAGAGATCCTGAATACATAACGTATAGAAAGAAGGATAAGAACGATAAGGAAATTCCAATCCTTCGTCTTCCAAAGGAATTTAAATCTCTACTCAAATTTGAAGACTCAATAGAATTTAGAAATGCATTACATTATGCAAAGTTAAGAGGAATAACTAGAGAAGATGTTATTAAACATAACATTGGTTATTGTGCAGAAGGAAGATATTCAAATAGATTGATAGTTCCGTCGTACGATGATTCTGCTAGTTTAAATTATTTTGTAGCAAGGGCATATTACAAAGATGATCCTATTGCATACAAAAATCCACCAGCAGAACGAGATACAATTCTATTTGATCTCCATATAAATTGGAATGAGCCCATTACATTAGTAGAAGGCGTGTTTGATGCGTTGGCAATTAAGTCCAATGCAATTCCGCTATTGGGTAAATTTATATCTAACTCCCTTCATAGTAAAATTATGGGTAATAGGGTTTCTAGAATAAACATAGCGCTAGATTTAGATGGAAGAGCAGATGCTCTAAAGATAGCAAAGAAATACATGAGTCAGGGCATAAGTGTAAGACTGTTAGATATTCAGGGAAAGGATCCAAGTGAATTGGGATTCAGCGGAATATTAGAGACTGACTCAATTGAAATGGGATTTGAAACATTATTGAAGCAACGTATAGCATATGAATTATGAAACCATTGATGTAGGATTTAAGAAACTACACAGAATTTTTCACATAGCAGATTTACATATTCGAAATGTTAAGAGACATGAAGAATATAGGCAAGTATTTAAAAACTTTCTAGAAGAGATTGATCAGCCAGAACGGGCGTCTAAAAAGTCAATTATTTATATAGCTGGTGATATTGCTCACGCAAAAACTGAGATGTCACCAGAATTGATCCAGATGATCTCTAATTTTTTATCTGAATGTTCAAGTAGATACCCAACTGTATTAATACCAGGCAACCATGATTGCAATCAAAATAACGCCAATCGACTAGATGCGCTATCTCCCATAATTGATAACATGAATAATCCAAATATTCATTATTTGAAGGATTCAGGAGTATATAGGTTAGCAGATATCAATTTGGTTCATTATGGCATTTTTGAAGATCCAAAGGATTGGCCAACGCCCCCAGACGACGGTAGATATAATATAGGATTATTTCATGGTCCAGTAGATGCATCTGAAACGGATACCGGATTCGTATTATATGATACGGATACAACTCCGGAAACATTTGAAGGATGTCCACTAGTTTTATGTGGAGATATTCATAAGCGTCAAATTATTCCAGAATCAGATAACCCACTAATTGCATATGCAGGATCTCTAGTTCAGCAAAATCATGGTGAGGCATTAGATGGCCATGGATTTATGCAATGGAACTTTACAGATGGCAAATTAGAAGATGCAGATTTTCAAGATATTGTAAACGACTATGGGTATTATACGTTAGAAATTAATAATGGTGTAATTCCAAATGTAGACGATATGCCTAAGAATCCTAGACTTAGGATTCAAGTTCAAAACACAACATCTGCAGATTTAAAATTAGCGTTAGTTGAATTTCGAAAGAAGCATAACATAAAGTCATATACGATAAATAGGCTAGACGTATTTTCTAGAGACGGTAAAACTGATAACACATTGACATTCGGAGATGTTACTAACGTGGAATATCAGCTAGAGTTACTAAAAGATTATTTGGATAGAAAATTTTCATTAGATATGGATACCGTTTCTGAGATTGCTAAAATTAACGCAGATTTAAATAGTAGACTTTCAGAAGAAGAGATTATTCGAAATGTTGTATGGAAACCGATATCGTTAAAATTCGATAATATGTTTTCATATGGTCTTGGAAATTCATTAGAGTTTACGGATTTAGCTGGATTATATGGACTGTTTGCGCCAAATAGAAGTGGTAAATCATCTGTATTGGATGTGATGTTATTTTGTCTGTTTGATAAATCATCTAAGACATTTAAAGCAGATCATATTAAAAACAGAAAATCTGATGGATTTGAATGTGAATTTAAATTTCAAATTGCAGATACTGAATATGTTATTGAAAGGGTAGCAACTCAAGGTGCAAAATCGTTACGGGTTCCTGTGAGTTTTTATAAGTTGGAAGATGGGGTTAGAATTCCTCTAAATGGAGCTGATAGAAATGGTACCAATGCTAACATACGAAACCATATTGGAACGTATGATGATTTCATAGCAACAACAATATCACTTCAGGGTAATAATTCTACATTTATTAAAAAGAAACAGTCTCAGCGTAAAGATCTCTTGTCTCAGTTTATGGGAATTGGCATTTATGATAGACTTAATAAATTAGCTTCTACAGATACTAAAGAACGAGCTGCTCAAGTAAAATTGCTTAAGAAGGTAGATCATGATGAAATTTTAACTGAGTTGGATGAAGAGTTAGACGGTGTTCAATCAGAGTTTGATACCACTAAGGTAGAAGTTAAAGCAATTGAAAAGGATGTCATAAAACTTAGAGATAAAATTTCTACTAAGGAAGCATCAATGGTAAAGGTAGATGTACATGGAAATGATTTAGAAAAATTAGAAGATACGCTAGCTACATTTGAATATGAAATATCTAAACTTGAAATAGATTTAGAAGGATTAAATTCTAAACTATCTGAACATACAAAACAATTCAAAAGGAAATCTAAAAAATTAGATAAAGTTGATGTAGATGAAATTACGTTTAGACATGATAGAAATGAGGAATTATCAACTAAGGTTAGAACAATAAAGGGAAAGGCAGTTGAATTAAAAACTGCTATCATTTCTAAAAAGGCAAGATTGTCTTCAGTAAAGGATGAATACGACTATGATGAAGATTGTGGATTTTGCGTTTTCAACGCAAAAGGTCATATTAAATTAGTATCTCAATTAGAGGAAGAAATATCTAACGACAAATCAAATATGAAGTCGCTAATTGAATCTGCTAGAATTATCAATAAGGAAATGTCAGAATTGAATGTTGATAACACAATTTATGTAGAGTACACAAACGCAATTAGATTAGTTCGTGAAGTATCAAAACTAGAATTAGCGAAATCAGAATCAGAAAATAGGGTTGCTAGACTAAGTGGTGAAATTCAAAATAGACAAAATAGATTATTACCTATAGCTGAAAACATACAAAGATTCAAGGATAATAAAGATCAAATTGATAAAAATACAAAAATTGAACTTGAACTTTCGTTATTGAACAAAGAACTTTCAGCATTATCTGAAACATATGATTCTAAATATAGAGTTCACACTTCTGCAATTGGTAATCTGCGAGCATTAGAAACTAGAATTGAATCTACGTTAGAACAAATTGAGCAGCTTAGAGAATTAGAAAATGAATATGCAGTTTACGAATATTATTTAACTGCAACTAAGCGAGACGGAATTCCATCTGAGCTGATTGCTAAAACTCTTCCTGCAATTGAAAACGAAGTAAACAACATATTAGGACAAACCCAAGAATTTACAATATCATTAGAGGTTGACGGAAAGGATATTGTTGGTAAAATCAATGAAGATGGATCAAGTTGGCTAGTGGAACTATCTAGTGGAATGGAACAGTTCATTATTGATTTGTGTATGAGAGTGGCTACAATGAATGTGTGTAGCTTACCTAGGTCAAACTTCCTAGTAGTTGATGAAGGATTTGGAAATTTAGATTCAGAAAATCTTACATCAATGTTTACGATGTTTGAATATCTAAGAAGTCAGTTCGAATTTGTAATCGTAATATCCCACTTAGATGTTATGAGAGATGTGGTAGATAAATTAATTGAGATAAAAAAGGAAGATGGATTTAGTTACATCAATTACCCGTAGGTAACATCTTTCCATCTGGCTTTAATTTTCCCAATTCCCTAACAATTAGTTTACCAACAAACTTTCCCATTTTGTAGTCGTTTTCTGAACAATATCGTTTTAGAACTGAATGTGCTTCTAGTGGTATCTGAAGCATTTTGTAATCTGTATTTCTAGACATATGTAATAACCTATTTCTTATAAGTATTGAAATAATGTAAAATTTATTAAAATACTCAAAAATAATAACTCCGAGCTGTGCATATTTAACTGTAACAGTCCGGAGTTTTTATATGCCAAGAATTAAGAGAATAGTAGAAAAGCAAAATTTAGATCAATACGTAGTCTTTAAAGAAGACAGGAGTGTTGGTTCTAGATATTTTGCAGTAACGGATCTACCTCAAACTCTGACTGGTGGAAAGAACGGATTTCTAATTACAGGAACACGTGAATTAGAATTAGGAACTACCGTTAAGGTTGAAATTACAGATGTTGATGGAAACCCAGTTTACTATGAAGTGGCCCAAGGACGGCCACAATATTACGAAGGAAGATCTAAGGTAGTTTCTGTGTGGGTATATGACGATACTCCAATTGGTCAAGGTAAAATTACAATTCTAGGTGAGCTTAGAAAGTATAGAAATGAATCTGGAGATTTGATAGATATTCCTGACGAATGGAAAGACAATTATAATGTTAGGTGGGAATATCCAATATTCATTAACAAATCATTACCAAACGAAACTAGGGTAAGATTTACTTCTAGACCAATAATTTCAGTCACAGAAAACATTGTTAATCTCAAAAAGAGAGTTCCAACAATAATTCAAAATTCTGGTAGTTTAAGTGGATCTGCAGGATTTCCAAAGGCAGGACATGATTGGAGTAGATTCAACGGTAATACTGAATATAAATTAACAATATCTGGATCTACATTTAGCGAACTAATGGTTCCTAGCGAGGGCATAATAACGGTATCGTCACTAAATCAAACGTACACGACTAAGTTAAAAAAGATACTAAGTGATACTGAGGCGTTAGCAACCACTCCGTATTTTATTACATCGTCCAATTCTATACACGCCAGCTCATACAAAGAAGTCATTGCAGATTTTAGCGATGTCAGTTTCATTTCTGCGTATACATCAGAATCATTTGAAACAGATCCATCAAACGACGGTACTGCATCATTTGCAACGGTTACTATTACAAACTTAGAAACATTTTCTGGTGATGTTCATAGGATTAAACTATATAGAAGACCAATAGGCAGTACAGTTGAAACTGATTACGAATTAGTCCAAGATCAAGTAATTGAAGCTAGGGAAGAATTAAAGGACGATTCTAAAACTGGCACAGAATACAGAACTGGGACATTTAGAACTCAGGCAACAATTGATAGCTATTGGAATACGTCTTCATTTTTTATAACTGCATCAAATAATGATTCAACATTATTCCAGTCTGTACATCTAACATCATCTGCAACCGTTAAAGAATTTACTTCAGGATCAACAACATTTCCTGCTACTTATACGTTCACAACATCATCGGCATCAGAATTTTTAACTCAAATTTTAACGTATGAATCTAGATCACACGCAGGAACTGGTACATTTACTGGATCTGTTTATTACGAAAGCGAATCTATATCTTCTGGCGCTACACAAAGCTTTTATGTATCTGCATCTACTGAAATTTCAACCCCAAGCTTTATTGCCAATAATGGATCTGATAATACAATATTCATATTAGCAGAAGTATCTAGTTCCTTAGCAGGCACTAGTCAATATACTGGAAGTACATATGCATATAGTTCATCTGTAAAAAACGAATATGGATTTAACAATTCAGTTGAAACACCATACGTAACAGGATCAGAATATAATGTATCGTTTTCCACAATAGGATTGGGTGAAGGATCATTGGAAGTATTTCTTAGCGGTTCATCATTTAACAATACTACAGGATCATTGGGAATAATAGATGACAATCATTCGTATGGTCAACTTATAGGATCCGTAAAGGTTGGTGGTGTTAGAACTACATTAGATTTTTCTGAAAACTTTGAACCAACATATAATGGAACTGGGGTACTTAATTTTGTAATAAGAGGTGCAGAATGGTACATAGGTGATGTTAGTCTAAAGGAATATCATGAAACCAATTTTAGTCCAAATCAATTTGTAACAACGATTCAAATACCGACTACGATAAATGACCAAACGTATGAATTCAAATCAGAATTTTTTGATGTCAACTCTAACCTAATCGACATAACTGTAGTATCAGATAAGCAAAGTTTCTATGGTGGTAGTCTGTTTGGAAAATCGGTAAACTTTAGCGCAAACAGACCTAGCTTTACATTCAATACGCCAGATATTTCAGGTAGTTTCGTATTGACTGCAAATCCAATAGCCCAGGCTATAACATTTACTACGTCTACTAGAGGTTTAGTAACAGGATCAATAACTTATGCATCTCAGGCGTTCGATGATTCTGGTTCTTTAATCCCATCTGCATCATACGAAACATCGTCATATGTAACATTTCTTTCAAATGCTACCCATAGCGTGGCAACTGAAGCAAATGGCACAGGTGGTAACTATCTAGGAACTACTGGAAGTTTCTTTGTCTTTAGCGCAAATGATAACGTATCATCTGGGACAACATTTACATTATCTGGTTCATCTGCCGGAGTAACAGCTAGTATAGATTCAACTGGATTGTATACTGCATCTCTTCATGATGATACTGATAGTGGAACAGTAACTCTAAGCGCTAGCATAGCGGATATGCTGTATGAGCACACGTTCACAGTATCTAAGGACAAATCAGGTGGATCTGAAAAGCTAATAATGTTTGCGTCTCCTAGTCCAATTGAATATCAAGAATCTGGGTCTACAATTCCAACATCGGACACTGTCACCTTTACTATACAGCAAGAAAGTTTATCTGGTACTATTATATCTGGAGACTTTACTGTCAAGAAAAACGATGGTACTAATATTACAACATCGTCGTTAGTGGGATCCGTAGTTGGTGGAACTGGTAACCAAACATTCACATCATCTTTTTATGGAAATAATACTAGTTCATTAACACTTCAGAGATCAGACTTTCCACTTACTGCGTCGGTTAATAGGGATTCTATTACAGATACATGCTATTTATTCTCTACATTTGGAGCAGATGTTTATCCAGGAACAATGACTGATTTAACTGATTCTGGTGGAACAATGACTGTTGCCAATTTCACAGGATCTGATAATGGATATACTGTTGGGAATGTTGAAATTACTGCATCTTCGGAAGGTAAATATGATGCTGTGTCAATAAACACCTCAACCGACGGCTTATCTGGTAAGCAGGTGTTCATACGCCCAGTATTTGGAACTGTTTTAAAAAACAAAGATGGTGGAGATCCAGATAACACAGGAAATCTTGAAATAGAAATTGTAAAGTTTGTAGATGGTAGATTAGTAAGTTCATCTGTAGCCCTTGGAAATGTAAGATTATATTCAGCAAGTGTTGAACTGAATACTAGCTTTAATGGAATAGGTGATGGCACCAGATTGGCAGATGTTAGATACAATGCACAAATAAGCGGATCTGCTATTACTGGATCATTATTACTGACTGCAGAGGATACTGGATCTGGAATCTTATGGGATTCAATAACTCTAGCAGATTTACAAGATGGACTTCCTGCAGGATATGTCACTGCAAATACTAGAGTTTTTAAGAGAGATCCAAATACATCTACATATAATATTAATTCAATAGGATTAACTGGTAGTTTTTATATACCAAACAAATCCGATGGATCAGGTACTACATATAATAGGTATGTATCCATAGATCCAAATTGGAATGGATCTGCAGATCAAATGAGTTGGAGCTATGATACAGGAGGAACTTCTGATATTGAGGTTATAGGAAACGACTTAGACGGTGGATCTGTTTCAGAAGACGCATATGCAACTACTACTGATTTAAGTTTAACATTTACGTATACTGATCCTACATATGCAAACACGATGACCACAGAAGAGACATTCTACATAACCGTAGAAGGTTTAGATGGTTCTGGAAGCATAGACACGTTAGCTCACACAATTCTTCCAATAAGTGGCACATATTTCAGTACAAATCCAAATTCCGGATTACACCAGCCTGCATATTTAGAATTTAAAACCCAAACTACAACAAGTGGATCTGTTACAGATATTATATCTGGTTCTACATCATATCTGCGTAAACAGAGTGATAACTCAAATATTACTGCATCTCTTCCTGGAGGAACAGTATATCGAATTACTAAAGATGATATTGATTCATTAGAAGTATTTGAATGGTATTCTGGATCAGCTCTAGCAGTAGTAGATACAATTTCAGTATCTGATATTACTGATGGTACTAATTCTGTATCATATTTAATCAGACCATTCTTTGGGACTGTCTTAAAAAACAAAGACGGTGGTGATCCAAGTAACGCAGGAAATTTAGAAATTCAACTAGTAAAGGTATCAGGATCCCAGGAATATATTTTAAATTCAGGAGATATAAAACTCTATTCTGCATCTGTAGAATTAGTAGGATCGATGAATGGTATTTCAGCAGGTACAGCAACAGGCTCTCCGTATAACGGATCTGGAATTCTTCCATATCACGCACAAATTAGTGGTTCTGCAATAACTGGATCTTTAACTATTATTGCAAAATCTGGATCAGTAGTTGCTGATACAATTACCCTTGCAGATTTGCAAGACGGAAAACCTGCTGGATATATTTCCACAGATTCAGGTCGCACGTTAATTCGAAGCGGAAGCAATGAGTACACCCCATCTACATTGGGAATTACCGGTAGTTTTTATATACCGAACCAGAGCGACGGAACGGGTGTAGTGTATAGTAGATATGTAGGAATAGATCCAAATTGGACAGGTACAGTTGATCAGATGAGCTGGAGTTATGAACCTGGTGGATCTACTGATATTGCTGTCACTGTGAGTGATGTTGATGGCAATTCAGTATCAGAAGATTCATACGCAAATACAAAGGATTTAAGTGTAACGTTTACATATGTAGATCCTACATACGGAACTTCGCTCACAACAGAGGAAACGTTTCATGTTGTATCTGATGGAACAGATGGAATAGCAGCACCTAGCGGAATATTAAACCTTGATGATAATAACAGAGTTTGGCAATACAGCCCTAATACTGGAGTTTATACACCTACCGATGTTACAAATGGAATTACTGCATCGTTTTACATAGGTGATACTGTAACTGCGACTAGAGGTTGGCCCATAACTATTAGCGGAACGAATCTTCAAACTGGATCAGAAAATACTGGTCTTAGAACCGATGATTGGGCAAACGTATCTATTGATGTAGATGGCGGCGGCACTAGCAATATGACTATCGCGTTCACTAGCGCATCTATTACAATAAAGGAACAATTTACAATAGTATCAGAACCTCGTAATGCGTTTGGTCTATCATTTTCTCCAGAAAGCTTTGTAGTCCCAGCAGGACCTACTGGAGATGTTATATCCGGTTTGCCAAATACTGTAGATGTATATCTCTATGTAGACGGAGAACTTGAGACCGATTATACTACATGGACATGGGCCAGTAGTTCTGCAAATATGTCAGCTCTAGTCGCAACAGATAAAGAAACAATAGCAGTAGATTCATTTACACCTAGCACACTAGAAACTGCATTAGTATCTGTAACTGCATCTAAGGCATATAGTGATTATACAACGACACTTCAGGGTTCATTTACAGTGACAAAGGCCTATCAGGGTCGTCAGGGTCCAGGAGTAGTTTATATAGGTGACTATGATGATTTACTTGCAAATTGGCCACTTCAAAACGACGATGTTAGAAGAGATATTGTTACCCACGGTAGTACGTATTATTATTATACTGGATCTGACGGAGATTTAAAATCTACAATTAGCTCAAATAACGGGCATCCAACAGGTTCTAATACTACTGATTATTGGGGAACTTTTACAAATTTCGCAGCAGTTGCTACTGATATTTTACTTGCACAGGACGCATATATTGGAAAGGTTTTAAACATTGGTACAAACGAAGTATCTGGTGAGGCTAACATTGCATTAAACGGTGGTATTGATAGTCCATATATTTCGTTAGGACAATCTGTCCAAAATTACGCACAGTCTGGATTTTATTTAGGATCCGGATCAGTTAGTGGTGAAACATTAAAAATGTCATTGTCAGGATCAAACGGTCATATGATTTGGAATGGTTCCAACTTATCGGTGAAGGGTGCGATTACTGTAACTGGCGGAAATGTCCCAACAACATCATCGATATCTGGGGCATTCGATACGGTTTCTCAATCATTCGCAACATCAATAACAGATCAAGGAATTTCAATAACAAATTCGTATGCGTCGTCGTCAGCTTATTCTCAGTCATTTTCAACTGATATTACGGCACAAGGAATTTCAATTACTGATTCGTTTGCTTCTTCTTCTGGATACTCTCAATCATTTCAAGCAGATTTAACTGCTCAGGGATTGACATTAACTTCGGTATCACAGTCTAATGAAGGATATTCTCAATCGTTTCAGACAGATATAACCGCTCAAGGAATTTCAATAACGAATTCATACGCATCTTCATCTGCATATTCATCATCTGCTGCGACGTCGATCACAGCTCAAGGAATTACTATTACAGCCAACGCTAATAATGTATCTGGTGCATTTGATGGAACTTCTTCGTCATTGGCCACATCGATTACAGCTCAAGGAATTTCAATAACGAATTCATATGCATCTTCATCTGCGTATTCTCAATCGTTATCAACCGATATAACAGCTCAAGGAATTTCAATTACTGATTCGTTTGCTTCTTCTTCTGGATATTCGTCGTCATTTTCAACTGACATCACAGCTCAAGGAATTTCAATAACGAATTCATATGCATCTTCATCTGCGTATTCATCATCTGCTGCGACGTCGATCACAGCTCAAGGAATTTCAATTACAGATTCATTTGCATCTTCATCTGCATATTCATCATCTGCTGCAACAACTGTTACCGCTCAAGGAATTTCAATTACTCTGAATGAAACTGGTATTACTGATTCATATGCATCGTCTTCTTTATATTCGTCATCACTCGCAGATAATATCACTTCGGGTTCAAATAATGTTTCTGGGGCGTTTGATGCCGTTTCTGGATCATTGGCGGGTGGTATTACTGATTCATATGCATCATCTTCTTTATATTCATCATCACTCGCAGATAATATCACTTCGGGTTCAAATAATGTTTCTGGAGCATTTGATGAAGTTTCTGGATCTCTAGCAGATGATGTTACAAATTCATATGCATCGTCTTCTGCATATTCATCGTCGTTGGCTGGAGATTTGACAAGTGCATCATTGTCAATATTCACAACGAATCAGGGGTTCGTATGGCGAGATGCAGCACCAACAGGTACTGGATTGTCTCTGACTGCAACCGAACTTGGGTTCCATGTTGGAAGTACATGGACAACATACATGAACAACGATGGTAACTTTTATTTAAATGGAACTGGTGGATCTGGTAACGGCTTATCGTGGAATTCGGGTACAAACGTATTGGCAGTATCTGGTACAATATACGCCATAGGTGGTACAATTGGTGGTGTAGCCGTATATAATGATTCGATACAGGCACCAAACTTCAGTTTAGATTCATCTGGATCACTTGTTGCAAAAAACGCTAGTTTCACTGGATTTGTTAGTGCAAGTAGCGGTGAGGTTGGTGGATTTACACTTTCGGGTACTGCATTAACGTCTGTGGGTGGTAAAATTACGCTTGACGGTAGTAATGATTCTATAAGTGTTAGAGATTCAAATGGAGCGGCTAGATTCTTAGCAAATACTGCATTGACACTACCAGATCCAACTGCGGGTGAAACTCTAACTGAAACTTCAACCACAACAACGCACGCAGTTTCTTGGGCTAATACTGGAATATCATCATCAATTTATGTCCACCCAGTAACGTTCTCCCCAGCACCCACATTAACTGGTACGTACACAGTATCAGCTACACTTGGAGCACATGCAAGTAGGACTGTATATTGTGGTGATTCTGCATTTGACGGTAATGGTATAGCGTCGGCAACGGTTAAGTTACAAATTTTTAATGGTACCACGTTGATAGCTGAAAGTGGTACTAGAACCATAACATCATATTCAGTAGATCAAGGTTGGAATACTACAGTAAGTTGGACTTCACATAAATTCACAGTAGATGCTGACTTAACATCGGGTATTACAACATATACAGCGCAATGGCACATTGAAGAGAGTGGTGGGTGGTTTTCTGCAAAACCGCTGTCAACAGTCCCAGATTCATCGTTTAATTTGGCTGGAGAAACTATAAGTGCAACGTTGGAATTGGCAAAAACAACCATTAATGGTGGTGGATTTCAAGCAGTAGCCGCCGCAGACGCATACTTACGAGTTCAAGATTCAACACCAGCAGTATTGGTAGTTGGTCAACTTTCGGTAACTGGTAGTCAAGAAATATCAACAGATCTTACTGTTGGTGGGTTAACAACTACGGATCATCTGACGGTAGGTTCTGGTCATTCATTTGGAGCATCAACATCTAATAAGATAGTAGCAAGGGGATCTATAACATCTGAAGAATCAATTAACGCATTGGTTAATGGATCAAATAACGTACTTGCTCAGTTTTTACTACGGGATTCTGAAGGAACTTCCAATAGTACTGGATTGGCAATTGCTGCAGTATCTGGTTCTGGATTGGCAGCAAACAAAGTATACATTGCCCCAGTTTATAGTGGATCTTTAAACTTCGGTAGTGAAATTTATTACGACTGGACTAATGTTCGGTGGGTGGTAGAACCGTCGCTCCACGTAGCAGGTACATTAAGTAAAACCGCTGGATCATTTATGATTGATCATCCAGATCCAGAAAAAACGGATACACATACTCTATGGCATTCGTTTGTTGAGTCTCCAACAGCTGGTGACAACATTTATAGATTCACAGTTGATGTGTATGATGGATCTGGCTGGACCCTCATACCAGATTATTTCCATTACTTAAACACTGATGTACAAATATGGGTAAATGCTGTTGATCATTTTGGTAGAGCATACGGTAAAATAACACCAGACAAAAACGCAGTGAGGGTATACGCAGACACTGACGGTGAATATAATGTATTGGTAATAGCAACTAGAAAGGATGAAGCAGCTATCAAGTACTGGAATGGTGTAGAACGTGAGAAAATTATTGAATAATAGTTACACGTATATTTATATGAGAAACGAGAGTACATAAAATGAACGAACTTTCTATACAATTAGCAGACTTATTTTTAGTAGACGACGTATTAGAACTCCTTCCAACTGAAGAAGAAATACTAGAGTATGTGCAAACTGATTCATTTAAAAATGTTTTAGACGAATTGACAAATACTAGCGTAGGCGGTGGATTGTTAGCAGTTGATGATGGTCCAAACTATCATTACAAAAATCATTCTATTTATAAGAGAGTTACAAAAGAAAGAGCAGAGCAGATTGGATGGTCTGTTATCAACTATATTATAGATGGTGCATCTGATGATGATGACAACCCACCAATATATCCAAATGGGCCAGTAGATTCTGTATCATTTTTCCCTGCAGGTGATGCAGGAAAAAAAACGCCAACAAATCAGCAAGATTTAGTTGGTAGTGAAGCATGGAATAAGTGGTTTACTCATGTTACCAGGCGAGCTGCTATGGTTGGGTATGAATTGGTAAAAAGCAGAGAAACTAGAATAAATACTGCAGCAGAAAAACGTATAACAAGTAAGCAATCTAAAGCAGATGCAAAAGAAAAGCCACAAATTTCAGAATCAGTTACATTATTTGAATATGAATCTGAAGATGGTGATAAGGCAATTACAGAAGATTTAATTCAGTTTGCCATTAAAGAACTTAGCATTAGAGAACGACCTCCGATAAAATTAACAGATAGCAGAGAAGATATTTCTACTACTGCTTATTATAATCCAATGTCATTTGACATTAAAATTTATACCAAAGGAAGAGCGCTAGCAGATTATCTAAGATCAGTAGTTCATGAGTTAGTTCATCATAAGCAGAATGAAGATGGTAGACTTGGGGCTATTGCAGAAGACGGAAGTAAATGGGCAATAGATCAAACAGATCCATTAGAAACAGAAGCACATGCGCTAGCTGGGGATATCATAACCAAATTTAAGAAGGTTTCAGAAAAGAACATATATCTAAATGAAGCAATTAGTATAGACGTAAAAATTGGTGATACGATATTAACTGGCAAATTTAAAAATAAGAAAACTATAGTAAAGGCCATTGGAACAGATGAGCATGGAATGCCAACAATAAACGGAAGAAAGGTTGTAACATTTAGAAAGGCTAAACTAAACGAAAATCCAGATTGGGTTGGTAGTTTAGTTCAATATGATGAGCGAGATGCAAGAGCCTTTAGCTCATATAAGGGAAAAACGTATGTTGCAAGAAATCATGATACATATCATGATGAATTATCAATGCATTTATTGGATGAAGATTTTATAGATGAAGATGAGTTTGATTTACTACCAACCGATAGAGATGATTGGGAATATCCAGGTAGAATTTGGATAAGACGTAAGGTAATATCATTTTGGAAATATCCACCAAATAAGTCAGTATTATTAAAAATACTAAAATCAATTGAACGTCAATTGAAAATTAAAATTATTGGCAATAAATACAAATTAGAAATATATCTTGGAAAGAAGACAGCAGGAAAGGATGAAAAGGGAACTAGAATTATAAAACCTTCTGAGTATACTGGAAGTAATACTGCTAAGGGAATAGATATTGATCATGGAAAATCTCCTATGATTAAAAAGAAAAAGAAGATTCAAGGTAAATTGGGTTCTGAAAAACCAATTAGAGGTGCTAGACGTGGAGAAACACCGGCTCAGACTCGTAACAGACTTGGTATAAATGAAGATATTCCTTCAGACGTATTGAACAGCTTCAAAACTCAGGATTCACTAAATCCTAAAATTTGGAATGATAGCAAACTAAAATCAGATGTTCGCACCAAACTGCTAATAATAGCAGAAGAATTTTTTGAAGGATTAGAATTTAATGAAGGTGTAAAAATACAAGACATTACACTTACTGGAAGTATTTCAAATTTCAATTGGTCTAAATTTTCTGACATAGATCTTCATATTAGAATTAAATTTTCTGATATAGACGAAAACGAAGATTTAGTTCGCAATTTAGTATTGGCTAAGAAGACTGTATGGAATACAAAGCACGATATTAAGATTCATGGGTTTCCTGTAGAAGTATTTGTAGAAAACATTGGAGAAACTCATATAGCGTCTGGTCTATATTCCATAGTAAAGGATAATTGGATCAGTGTTCCTAACAAAGACGTGTCTACTATTGATATAGATGATGTAGTCAGCAAGGCAGATAATTTTATGAGAATGATTCCAATTTTAGAAGGTTATATGAATGACGCTAAATATGATAAGGTAATTAGTGCAATTGAAGATATTCAAGATAAGTTAAAAAGAATGAGACAAAGCGGATTAGAATCTGGTGGGGAATTATCTGTAGAAAATCTTGCATTTAAAGCTTTACGAAGATCGCCATTCATTCAACAAATTGTCGATATGAAAAAAGACGCATACGACAAAAAAATGACAATAGAGCAGCAATAAAAAGGTTATAGGTTATGTTAATAAAGGTAAAGGACGGTACGTACAATAAGACAGATTCTAGAAATAAGATGCATAAGTCGCGTCGTAAAATTCTAGATGTAATGAATGGCGATTACAGAAAGGACACATTTGGATGGACCGAATCTCAAGATGATCGCCAAGAGCGATTGAGCAGAGAAGAAGAAAATAGAAGAGCTAAATCTGAAATTTTTAAAGAGTTTAGAGTACCTTCTTTTTGTCCTAAATGTAATCAGCATATGAAGAACAAATTTGATACCAAATTCTACTATAGAACTGGACATTGTTTCACATGTCAACAAGATTTTGAACACAAACTTAGGGTTACTGGATTGTATCCACTATGGGAACGTATTAAAGTTTTTGAAAACGAAATTTCAATTTTAACTGAGTTAAAGGTACAATTTACAGAAGCACTATCTGAAGACTCAGATTCTAAATCAGAATTAGTATCAGCTAACGGTATTATAACAGGATTTGAATTTGCAGGCAATTGGGAAGCCATAAGAGATGGAATTCAGACCGAATTGGATGATATCGTATATATACTACCAGAAGCTAATAAAGAATTAAACCGCATGCGACAAGAATTGGTGATCAAAGATGATGAAAAAATTGTGGAACAATATAGTACTAATCGGTAGTGGAATACTATTTCTAATAGTTGCGTTTTTGTATTTAACTAGAGGAGACGCAGATGCAGTTAAGGAAAAGTATCAAGAAATGGTAAATAAAAATAGAGGTCGACGCGACGCCCTATACGAACGAGAAGTAGAGACTGCAGCCAATAAGGCAAAGGCAAAGTCAGAGTTGAAGGATATTCAAAACAAGGCTAAGATTATTGAAGATAGGATAAACTCTAGAACTCCAGATAAGACTGGAAACGCAATTGATGATTTTCAAAGAAAGTATGGTAATGAATAATATGAAAAAGATTCTATTAGCATTGCTGTTTGTTTTAATGCTAGGAGTTCAAAATGTACAGGCCCAGGATAGCACAGATACGGTAACAATTCCTAAAACAGAACTTCAAGCGTTTTTTACTCAAGTAGATTCGCTGCAAACTGATAATGCAGATTTACGAACTCTACTTGGTTTTAAGAAATTAGAAATTAGAAAATTAGAGTTTATTGTAGAACAGGATAGTCTACTACTAGGATTTAAGGATCAACGTATTCGGCTGCTAGAAGACGAAATACAATCACATACTGATTATATAACACATCTAGAGAAGAGAGGTTGGAGACAAAGCAAGGTATTGTGGTTTTTAAACGGTGCAGCTACCATACTGGTATCCTCTATAGTGTTACAGAACATTAATAGTTCAGGAGGAAACTAATGGCAGAAAAACAACAATCATTACAGGATATAATAAAGCAGGAATATAAAAACTGCATGATAGATCCTGCCCATTTTGTAAGGAAGTATTGCAAAATTCAACATCCTATTCGAGGTAGCATTTTATTTAAAATGTTTCCATTTCAGGAAGATGCACTAAAGGACTTCCAAAATCACAGGTTCAATGCAATTCTTAAGAGTCGACAAACTGGGATATCAACACTAACTGCAGCTTATGCGCTCTGGTTGATTCTGTTTCATGATGATAAGAATGTATTAGTGATTGCAACAAAACAAGACACTGCGAAAAACCTAGTTACGAAGGTTAGACATATGCATTCAAATCTTCCAGTATGGCTAAAGGGAAAGGCACTAGAGGATAATAAATTGTCATTGCGATTTGCAAATGGTTCTCAAATAAAGGCAATTTCATCATCAGGAGAAGCAGGACGTTCTGAAGCGCTATCTCTTCTTATATTCGATGAGGCAGCGTTTATTGATAAGATTGATGAAATTTGGAAAGCATCGTCTTCGACTTTAGCAACGGGTGGAACTGCAATCGCTGTATCTACTCCAAACGGAATGGGAAATTGGTTCCATCAAACATGGCAAAAGGCACTGGCTAAAGAAAAAATAGAAACTAAGAATAACGTTATTACATGGAACCCAATTAATATTCATTGGTCACTCCATCCAGAACGTGATCAAGACTGGAGAGATCAGCAGACTGAATTGTTGGGAGAAAAGGGATCAGCTCAGGAATGTGACTGCGATTTCATTGCGTCTGGTCATACTGTAATTCCTGGTGAAGTAATTCAATTTTATAAAGACACATATGTAGAAGAGCCATTAGAGAGACGAGGAATGGGATCCAATTTATGGGTTTGGGAACCTGTAGATTATAACAGAAAAATGGGATATCTAGTTGTGGCTGACGTTGCAAGGGGTGATGGTGCAGATTATTCTGCATATCATGTTTTCGATCTAGAGACAATGACGCAGGTAGCAGAATTTAAAGGTAAGGTTACTACCAAAATCTTTGGAAATATGTTACTGTCAATAGCAACAGAATATAATGATGCCCTTCTTGTAGTAGAAAACGCAACAGTAGGTTGGCATGCGATTCAGGTTGTAATAGATAGAGGATACCCAAATCTATTTTATATGTCTAACGATTTAAAGTATGTAGACGTAGAACACCAAATGAATATTAATAAGTATGATCCTGATACCAAAATGGTAGCAGGATTTACTACATCTGCAAGAACTAGACCACTTATCATTTCTAAGTTAGATGAATACTTCAGAGATAAAGCAGTAACGATTAAATCAATACGAACTATAGAAGAATTATTTACCTTTAATTGGCTTAATGGAAAGGCACAAGCCCTTAGAGGATATAATGATGATTTGGTAATGCCATTGGGCATAGGATTATGGGTAAGAGATACTGCAATAAAACTTAAACAAGAAGGAATAGATTTGACGGCAGCAGCAATTAGTTCAATATCAGTTAAACGTCCATATGATGGAATGTATAACAGTTTAGACTCTACTGGTGGTAGTGATCCATACAAAATGGACGTAGGTAATGGTGACGAGGAAGATTTGCGCTGGCTATTAGGGTAGTATTTTAGGCTAATTAACTTGTGCATATATTTATAAACTGACAAACAACCTAGTATTACAATGGCAAACAAAAGCTTTAATGCAAGATTAAAAAGATTATTCTCAAACGGATCTGTAGTTCGTGTAGTAAGCAAGGGCAGTGGAAAGGGAATAAAAGTATTTGACGCAAATAGTAGTCAGCTAATGCCTAAGGGTAGTTGGAAGCAAAGACATGCATCCATATATAGAACTCCTGGCGCCCAAGGTAGGGATCAAACTGGAGTATTTCAAGCAACCAGATACCACCTATTCAGGGATTATGAAGGAATGGATGCTGATCCAATTATTGCATCAGCAATAGATATGTATGCAGAAGAATCTTCATTGGAAGATGAGTTTGGTCAAATCTTAAAAATTACCACATCTAATAACGATGTGAAGCAAATTCTTCATAATCTATTTTATGATATTCTAAACATCAATTTCAATTTATCTGCATGGATTAGAAATTTATGTAAGTATGGTGATCTGTTTTTAAAACTAGAAATAGAAGAAGGAATTGGAGTTATAGATGTAATTCCACTTTCAGTATACGAGATAATACGAGAAGAAGGATACGATATAGAAGATCCTAAGGCTGTTAGATTTATTCATGATATATCAGGAGCAACAACATATTCAAGTAATCAAGCAACTACATACGATGATTACGAAATGGCCCATTTTAGATTGGGTACAGATTCAAATTTCCTTCCATACGGAAAGGCTATTGTTGAAAACATACGTAGAATTTGGAAACAAATAAAACTTATGGAAGACGCAATGATGGTTCATAGAATCGTTAGAGCTCCTGAACGTAGAATGTATAAAGTAGATATTGGTAATATTCCTCCTAAGGATGTAGAAGGATATATGCAGCGTCTTATGCAAAAGACTAAAAAGGCATCGCTGATGGATCCCAATACAGGTGAATACAATTTAAAATTTAACATTCAAAACCTGTTAGAAGATTTCTACCTTCCAGTTCGTGGTACTAAGGATGGCACATCAATTGAAAATCTTCCTGGATTGGAATATCAAACAGTAGAGGATATTGAATACCTACAAAAGAAATTATTTGCAGGTCTTAAAATTCCTAGAGCATATCTTGGCTATGAAGAAGATACAAGTGGAAAGGGTACATTAGCTCAAGAGGATATGAGATTTGCTAGAAGTATTAGAAAGGTTCAGAGAATTGTTGTATCTGAACTTTCAAAAATAGCAATAGTTCATTTATATGCAAACGGATACACGGATAAGGAGTTAATAGACTTCTCATTGGAATTAGCGATGTCTTCTACCGTGTACGAACAGGAGCAAATTAGAATTTGGCAAGAAAAGGTTCGACTTGGTGATGATATTAAATCCGGACAGCTGTTGTCAGTAGATTGGATTTATGAAACTATTTTCAAACTATCTGAAGACGATATTGTTAGAGAACGATTGAGATTAGTGAACGATGCAAAATTCAAATATAGATTGGATCAGATAGATTCTGATGGAAATGATCCTGCAAAATCTGGTCAACATGTAGTTGGTGGTCAGGCAATAGATCCATTTAACGGAGAAGATGAAGATAGCGATGATGTATCTGGATTCTCCGGAGAAGATGAAGATGCAGAAGATTTTGAAAACGATGAAAAATATAAACAGGGTGGAAGACCTAGAGGAAATCAAACTAAGTATGCTACAGATAAGCATGTACTAGGAAGAGACCCTATAGGTAGAAATTCAATTTCAATGAATGAAATTAAAAGATTGATTGGTGGAATGAATAGCGCTAATCTTAATTCTAAAGGACTATTAGATGAGAGCAATATTATATAATAATCGTAATCGAAACAAAGGTGATATTTATTAAAGAATTAGCACGCATTAAGTAAGAAACAATTATGAGAAAACTAAGACATTCAAAATATAAAAATACTGGTTTTTTGTATGAAATGATTGTGCGCCAAATTACTGCAGATATAATTGGTGGAAGAGAATCATTGGCAGAAGGTATTTTATCTAAGTATTTTGGTAAAGGCACTGAGCTTGGGAAAGAACTTCAAATGTATCACTTGATTCTTTCAAAGCGAGTTATATCTGAAATCAAGGCAGAACGAATTTTAGATGCAGTTCTAGGAGCTCGTAAAAGACTTAGTGAACGTAGATTAGGATTAGAAAAATTTGAACTGATTAAGGAAATAAAGAATACGTATGATATTGATAAATTCTTTAGATCTCAGGTTACCTCATATAAAGTGCTAGCATCAATTTACAAGTTGTTTGAAAACGCAACTAGTACAAAATTATATAGACCTAAGGATGTATTTGTATCTAAGACAACTATTATAGAATCTATTATAAGTGATTCGTCTGCTAAGGTGACAAAAATAGATCCACTTATGGAAGCGTTTTCAAAAGAAGATGCTGATACTAGAAAATTATCTCAGTATGTATTTCTTAAAAAATTCAACGATAAATACAAATCATTTGACAGTCGTCAGAAGAAACTTCTTAGGGAATACATCAATAACGTATCAAATACTAATTCGTTAAGTGAGTACATAAAATCAGAAGTTCCAAAAATTCAATTAGTTTTAAAGGCTATATCAAAGAGGATTGATGATAGTGTAACTATAATAAAATTAGAAGAAACTATTAAGCAACTACAGACTGCATCTCACGGGAGAATTGTTAAAGATAATCATGTAACCGCAGTTATGATGGCTTATGAACTTATAAAGGAGTTAGAGCATGTCGCAAAAGGTAAATAAGGAAAATCTAGAAAAGATTTTTTCAATGGTAGATACCAAATTAAAAACTCCTACTGTAGAATCAGTAGAGAGTTTATTTGCATCTATTGGGTTAAACGAAAAATCTGCAAAGGATATTACTTCAAAGTATATGGTCAGAAGACAATTAGAAGATACTGATGAAGAAACTGTTGATGAAATGACAGCTCAGGCTTCAGTAGCAGGATATAATGTTCCTGGTGCATTTTCTGGAAAGAAGAGTCGCAAAAAGAAAGATTCAGATGATGCTAGAATTGCTCACGGAACGGTGTCTAAGCAGATTCATGGCAAGGCAGACAATATTAATGAAGCTAAAGGTAATATAGATTATATCAATAACTTCAGCAAGGTAACAAACGCAATGTTTGCGCTTCAAACTAATATCATAGACCTTAAGTTATTGGACGTAATTGATAAATCATCATATCGCAGATTTAATGATATGGTAGATGAATACAGAGCCGTAAAAAAAATTATAGGAACTCAAACTAAGAAAAATAAATCTAAATTAAACGAGGTTTCGTATAGAGCCCTTAAGAATGATGAAACACGATCTCCTAGACAAAAAATTGGAAAGACTATTAAGGAAATTAGTGGTAAGTTATATAGAATAGAACGCGCAGTAAAACAATTGAAAAAATTAAAAACAGAAACAGGAGTAACTCCAGATACTTATTGGAAATCTACTCATGTTAAAATGAATAAGATTAGTGAGCGTATTCTTAAACTAGCTAGAAATCTAAGGGAGATGAAATAATGAATAAAGGCAAATTAAAGCAAATAGTTAAAGAAATTGCAAACGAACAATCTGATTATCATAATTTTATTATGCAAATTTTAGATAAGGTTGGATCTGATAAATTTAATAATATGCCAGAAAGCTCACAACAGAAGCTATTTACAGATATAGACGAACGTTGGAATTCTAAAAAGGAATCTTCAAAACTAAGCGAATCATACAAGGTAGGTAAGGCTAGAAAGGTTGGAGATAAGGTTAAAGTTAGATCTATAAGATCTGGAAGAATTAAAACATATACGATAAGTAAAATAGTTAAACCTAGAGAAAAGTATGAAGCTAGTAATGGTAAGTTTATCTACCAACAGGATATAGACTGGGATGACAAATTAGATAAAAATTTAAATGAATCTTCAGAACTAAACGAAGGTGCAACATATAAAGATCTTGGAAAACTTAGAAATGATCTTAGTATTGTAATTGATGACATATTAGCCGGAGTCAGGGGTCAAAACGGATCTGCAGATACAAAACTTAAAGGAGTTGGTAAAATTGTAAAACCTTTAGTTGCAATTAGAAAGGAATTGCAAAATTTATCTAAGGTGATTAAAACGCTTGGAACTGATGATGAAGATCGTAAAATTTATGTAAGATCTGGACATTCTATTAAATTGTCAGAAGTTGTAACTGAAGAAGAAATTCCTGGTGGAGTTTCAAGTGGAAAAAATCCACAAGAAATTGCAGATATGCATGGTGTTTCTTTAGATCAAATTCACAGCCAACTTAAAATTGGCACTAAAGTAGAATTAGAACATACTCCTAATTTAAATATAGCTGCAGAAATTGCGTTAGATCATTTAGTTGAAGATCCAGAATATTACGATAAATTAGCAACAATAGATCCACATGAAAATAACTAAAACTCAAATAGAACAATTAGTTAGAGAAGAACTATCTAGTAACTCACTATTGAATGAGGAATTAGACTCAGCTGATTTTGAAGTACTTCGTAAGTTTATTAGGAAGGAGATAGCAGCAATATTTTTCGATTTGTTTAAGAAAAGGGGGACATGGGTTTAACACTATGAAAAAACTACTATTAGAATATATGCCGTTTCAATTTGAAGTTCAGTCAATGAATGAAGCTATTACTGAAGATGGTAATGGAATGTTTATTGTAAACGGAGTTCTTCAAAGAGCAGACGCAAAAAATCAAAATGGAAGAATATATCCAAAAGATATTCTCGTAAGAGAGGTACGTAAGTATCACCAAAATTTTGTATCTAACAGAAATGCGCTTGGTGAATTAGATCATCCGGAATCATCTGTTGTAAACTTAAAAAACGTATCACATAACGTAAAGGAGATTCATTTTAAAGGTGATGATGTTATTGGTACCATTGAGGTTCTCCCAACCCCAAGCGGAAACATTCTTAAGAAATTGTTTGAAAGTAATATCACATTGGGTATTAGTAGCAGGGGAATGGGATCAGTACGCCCACTAGGTGAAGGAACACTAGAAGTTCAGGACGACTTTGAACTAATTGCATTTGATTTCGTATCAAATCCAAGCACGCATGGGGCGTTTCTAACCCCGGTAAATGAATCTGTTGGAATCACTGATGAAGAACGATATATGTGTAACGAATATTGCAGATCACAAGATATTATGAGAAATATCTTAATGGAACTACAATAACAATTAGAGAAACTAAGATGAACTTAAAAGATTTCTTTTTAACAGAAGCCCAACTAAAGGATATAGAAGGCCCAGTACTTAGCGAAGAAGCTAAAAACGGCTTTTTACGTCTAGTTGCAACATATGCAGAATATGGTAAAAGATTAGAACGCAGCCATTCATTATCTGAAATTGCAAAAGAACTTGGAACAGTTGCAAATGCGGCAGAAGCGTTTACAATGAACGAGGCCGATGATTGGTTTGATCAAGTTACAATAAAAAGAAATATGAAGGAACTTAAGAAGTTCAACGAGGAATTCATTAAAACATCTCAGGATGCAATCAAATTGGAAAATAGAATGAACGCCCTGTTTGATGATATGGGACATGTTCTAGGAAGGTATTTTGAAATTAAGGATTTGTCTGAACATGCAGATGCGTTAGAAGAAGCAAGAATTATTCATGGTGGTCCTGAACGAATATCAGAAATAAATGTAGCATATGTGAAGAAATTAGCAAAAACTGCGTGGTTTAAAAATCTACTTGGAATGGCATCTAAATTTGGTGACGTGCTAGTATATTATACAGATGACGGTGGAGAAGACGAATGGGATGTAATATCACATTCAAAGATAAAACAATTCAAATCACATTTCAGAAATTTCAATGTGATCTTTGATGGTAAAACAAAAGATTGGGTAATCAAGTAATATGAAAACTAAAACATCAATAGAACTTCTATCAGAGCAAATTTCAGGTGGTATGAGATTAACATCGTTTAACGAAGCTGCATACCCTAAAGGAGTACCTAGAGAAATTACTGTAGGTGACAAGGGTAAGACTTCACTAGGTGGTACATTCAAAGTTACTAAAATACTAATTGTGTACCATTCTAATGGTAATACTTCTAGTACAGTTTGGTACCAGATAACTTTATCTAATGATCACCCTACCAGACCAAATGCAAAATTTAACGAAAGTAATCTTTCTGAAGAATTCTTTCGATTGATAATGAACGAGTACTAATGCTAGATTACATAGATTTCCTAGATCTTACGGATGGTATCGTAAAAGTAATTAAATCGTATATTAAATAATATGAAAACTAAAACAACAATAGAACTTCTATCAGAACAGATAGCATCTGGAATGAAATTAGGATCGCTAAATGAAGCAGTAGACTCAGTTACGAAATTCGCAGTAGTCTTATCAGGAGGTTCAATCGGTGAGAAGAATATACGTAACGTAAGAGATCTTACTGGAATAAAAGTTCCTGATGGAGAAAATATCTTTGAAGAGTATGCTGATGCCCAAGCTAAGATGAAACGCATGAACAAACTTCTAACTCCTGGTGAAAAGAAGTATTATAAGTTACGTTATATCGTAGCCGCATCTAAAGATAGTGTATTCACTGGAAAAAATAAATAACAATTAGTTGGAAGGTTTTATAAATGGACGTAAAGGTTAAGTAATATGGGAAAGCATTATAGTAAAGGAAACGGTGTTGGTGTGACCGTTAGAAATGGTAGATTAGACATAGCACTATCTATTTTTAAGAAGAAAGTAAAAAATTCCAAAATTCTCTTAGAATACAAACAGAGAATGGAATTTCAGAAACCGTCTGATAAGAAGCGCAAGGAGCGATCGATCTCCAAGCTGCGTTCAAAAAAATATTCAAATAATCTAAAATATTAAAAAGTATTTTAATTTTCTGTTAATATCGTGTATACTTATAACTAACGAATACCTATTACTATAGTGTAACACGACACAAATCTATATTGAAGTCACTTAATTGCTTCAGAGAAAAAGAGAAACAAATGAGTGACTTGCTTAAGGAAGCTGTTGCAGAAGCGAAGTTAGTTCGCGAGACAGCCCTTGAAAATGCCAAACTGGTATTAGAAGAAGCTTTTACTCCAAAACTCCAATCAATGTTATCTAGAAAGCTACAGGCTGAAATGGATGATATGGATGATGATGATTACGAAAGTGATGATGAAGAGGATGGAGATGAAGTAGACGAAGCTAAATCAGAAAATGCAAACGAGACTAAAGCCGAAAATGGTGAAGTAGTTGATGATGAAGAATCAGACGACGAAGGCGAATCGATTGACGAAGATGAAGCAGTAGTAGAGAACGAAGACGAAGACGAAGCTGGGGATGATGACGAAGAAGATGATGACGATGGTCTTGATCTTGACGAAATCATAGCAGAATTGGAATCAGATGAATCTGTAAATGAAGATCACAACGATGGCGATGAAGACGACGAAGTCGAATACGATGAGGAAGACGATACCGTTGACGAAAGTGATGATGCAGACGAAGATGATGAAGATGATGAAGATGATGAAGACCTTGACTTAGACGAAATCTTACGTGCTCTAGACGAAGCGGAAGAATTAGAAGAAAAAGAAGATTCAACACGAGAGCTTGAAACACTGCGTACCGAAAGGGTAGAACTTCAAGCTTCTTTAAAAGAACATCGTGACGTTGTAATATTCCTTAAGGATAAAATCAACGAAGTGAATCTTTTAAATTCGAAACTTTTATTCTCAAATAAATTGTTCCGTGCTTTCGATATGGACAATGCACAAAAATCACAAGTTATTGAAACTCTTGACAGAGCGAATTCAACACGTGAAGTTAAGCTTGTATATGCAACCTTAGCAAAAGCATTTCCTAATTCGGTAGCCAAACGCGTTAAGATTTCTGAAGGATCAAGTTCTAAGACTATAGCATCGACTAAACCCAAAGCTGTAGACAAAGAAATTATCTCAGAAGTTAACATGCGTACGAGATTCCAAGAATTAGCTAACATTAAATCATAAAGAGGAAATAACAATGAATACACAAGATATTCAAGGACTATTAGAAAGTTCAAATAACATTCAGCAACAAATTCTAGAGGCAACTCGCGGATTGAAGGCTAAATGGGAACCAACTGGACTTCTAGAAGGCTTTAAAACAGATTACGAAGCTCGTGGTATGGCCGTACTTCTGGAAAACCAAGCACGTCAATTGATTGACGAAACCACAAACGTTGGTAATTCCAACGGCGCTGAACAATGGAATGGTGTAGCTCTTCCGCTTGTTCGTCGCGTCTTTGGTGAAATTGCTGCAAAAGAATTTGTATCAGTACAGCCAATGAATCTTCCATCCGGACTAATCTTTTATCTAGATTATAAGTATGCGACAAACCAAGCAGGTAAGCCTGCATATTCTGGCTCGTCACTATTCGGTGGAACAGGTCTTGCAGAAAATCGTACACAGACTGCTACTGGTGGTCTATATGATGCAGGTCGTTTCGGATATACATCGAACAACTCACAGGTAACAATGGTTGCATCTCCTACAGACACTACGGCGTCTTGGAAAGATGTAAACTTTGATGCAGATCTTTCAGCTTCTGCTGCAGCAGGTAGACTTCATAAAGTTACCTCAGCTCTATCAGGATATACACGTCCAGACTTAGAAGGCATTCGTGCTTTTGAAATCTCAGGATCAAATTTTGCTGCTGCTCAGAGTTACTATCCACGATATACTACTGTAGACGCTACAAACGTTTACTTTATTGTATCCGGATCAGCACCAATTACGCAAGTAGTTGTTGATTACCATGTGCAGCCTACGGATTCAACCCGTGGCGACTTTGAAGATCAATCAGACGGTACTGGAACTATTACTGACCTTGGAATTCCACAGGTTGATATGGAACTACGTAGCGAGCAGATTGTTGCGAAAACCAAAAGGTTGAAGGCAAGTTGGACACCAGAAATGGCACAAGACTTGAACGCGTATCACTCAATCGACGCAGAAGCAGAGCTTACTACATTGCTTAGTGATCATATCTCTAGAGAAATCGATCTAGAAATTCTTGATATGCTTATCAAGGGTGCACAGACTGTTGAATATTGGTCAGCTAAGGTTGGCTATGAAATCAATTCGGATCAAACGGCATTCGTCGCGGATTCTAGTTCAGCATCAGCGTCAGCATACCAGAAAAATACTTGGTTTGCCACTCTAGGAATCAAATTGCACAAGGTATCTAATATCATCCATCGTCTAACGATGAAGGGTGGGGCTAACTTCCTTGTAACATCTCCGGATGTAGCAACGATTCTAGAATCAGTTCCAGGATTCAATGTTAATACGGATGGAAACTCAGCACAGTTTGCTGCTGGTGTTGAAGCTGTAGGAACAATTAGAAACCGTTATACGGTTTACAAGAATCCTTACATGGTTGAAAACGTAATCCTTATGGGATATAAAGGCGCTTCATTCATGGAAACAGGTGCAGTGTACGCTCCATACGTACCACTTATCCAAACACCTGTTGTTCTGGATCCGACCAACTTCACACCACGTAGGGGAGTTATGACCCGTTACGCTAAAAAAATGATTCGCCCAGAGTTTTACGGGAAAGTATACGTTGGTGATATGGACCAAGTTTAATCTTAATTGATTAGATAAATACTTAAAGATTAAGAGGGAGATCCTAACGGGTCTCCCTTTTTTTGTTTTGTTGAAACTTACCCACATATCGTTAGTTACATATAATTCATAATAGGTAAATCAGTGAAAAGACGAGACATATTAAAAATGGGAGCTTTGCTTCCAATTGCACCATTGGCTAAGCTTGGTAATGATAGTGCTGTAAGCGACGTAAAAACAGTACCTACACCATACGAGCCTAGCGAATACGAACTTGATCTAGAACGGTTAGTTGAAATGATCAGAGCAGAAGGGGTTCCATGTAAAATAGTAGATGCATCTGATGAGCCATTTTAGATTCAGCAGGCAAACCTAGAATTTTAAAGTGGAAAAAAATGAAACCTCAAGTCATGTTAGATATTCATGGTAAAATTGATGAAGAGTATGAGCTATATGCTAAAACTGCCCAAGAACTTGCAATTGAATATAGAGATCATCGTGGAGAAATTATTTATATTTCTAGATATACAACATCACCTATTGTAATAAGTCCAATTACATTTACACCATCAAAGCGCATTATGATTCAATACGCATGGGGATATTAACAATATGAAAAACACAACACAAATTTATGTATATACAGATACTGCTAAAGGTAAATCATCAATAGCATATTTGATACATAAGACTCTAGCAGAACATGGAATATCTTCAATGATTACTGAAAATCCAGATGATGGAGATATGGGAGCAGTAATAGAAACTTTAGATAAAAGATTAAAATCTATTTCTCATTACCCCGTTCAAATAACAACTAGACAATTAAATCACGGATCACACAGATGACAAAATCTTGTAACGGACGATATTAATGTGTGTAGGCATGGTAGCTCCACCATTCTATGGTAAACAAATGATTAGACCTATGGTGTATTGTACCATAACAACTGGTGATTTGCCAAAGGATGCAATGAGAAAGTTAGAGGTTGCTAATCACCTATTAGATATGTCAATAGAAGATACAATAGCAGAAGCAGAAACTAGAATTGAAGGGTTTATAAGAATATGAAACGAGAATTGAAAGCAACATGGACAATTGAGACTGCTAGTGAACTAAGAGTTAAAATGGGTATGATGCCTCTATGGTGGGAATGGTTTACAAAGCCGATCTGTGCATTTAAAATGTATAGACAATACAAGGGTCTAATAGATCATTTAACACAATGTATGAAAAGCGAAATAGAACAACAAAAAAATGAACATTTTAGAAACACCAGAAAAGATTGATATTAGTAGTTACATTTTAACACTAGAAGATGGTGATGAAATAATAGTATTTGGATACTATTCAATTAAGCCAAGTAGAGAGACTATGAAGAGTTTTGCGTATAAGGCAATGAGTGTTAGTTGTCCAAGACCCGAAGACTTATTAAATACAAATCTGAATATTCGTACGTATGATAAGGAAAATGAAACTGAATGGAATACTATTACTTCTAGGTTATTATCTATGGAAGTAAAAGCAACATTGGAACAAGATGGAAAACTTTATACAAAATAATGGGATATAAAAAATTAATACGTAATTTGAGACTTAGAGACGAATCAGGTACTTCTAATAATACGTTGGCTGATAGTATTACAGCTTCAATAAAATGTAGAGAATGTGGGGAGCACCTAACAGTTGAAATTGAGGATGGGATGACATGCCTATGTGGAACCGCTAAATATACAAAGACAAATGGACGCACAAAAATTTAAAAGAGAATACCAGCATTTTTATAATGTAACAGAAGATCAATTGTTATGGAAAATGCTAGACGCGTTAAAGGAACACTGCGAGATATTTTAGCTGTATATAAAAATTATGAATAAAGTTAGATGGATAATGCAAGGTAATTTACTTTCAGATAATGATCTGGATAAATTACGAATTACATTTAAAAAATTGGGTATTGAATATGAAGAGGTACAGGTTATTCCATTTCTTCATACATCACCAAAACATACAGTAGATGACAATGCGATAAACATTTACTATGGATCTACTACGTTAATGTCAAACATCCTGAATGAACAGGTGGACACTCCTGGTATATTTTTCGATCCAATCGAATTCAGTATGGAAAATTTTGCGAATAAATGGGGAAGAAAAAATATGCTTTCAGATAACCCACGTTTTATGACATTTAAAGAATTTTCAAATTCAAAAAGACCAATTGACGAACAATGGTTTATTAGACCTGACGACGATTCAAAGGCATTTGCTGGAGATGTACTAAGATTTGGTGATATTCAAAGTTGGTACAATAATCTTCTTAAGGATGACATTATTGGATTGGGACCTGATACGAAAATTATGGTCAATGAAGCATACTCCATTAAAAAGGAATGGAGAAACCAAGTTGTAAACGGAAAGGTAGTTGCAAGTTCCAGATACAGAGAAAATCATGAACTATCTAAATCGGGAACAGATATCCCAGATAGCATGATTAAATTTATAGAAGATATGTGTAAGATCTATACACCTCATGATGTATTTACAATGGACATTGCTCTTACAAATGAAGGTTACAGCATTATAGAATGTAACTGTTCCAACTCAAGTGGATTTTACGAAATGAATATTGAAGACTATGTAAGATCACTAACAGATTATGTTAGCAAACTATCTGTCCAACAATCCGCTTGACAGCAGATCCAATTAGATCTGGAGTAATGGGACCATGATCATGTATTGCCCCTCTTAAACCATTTAAAACCATTGGCCTATAGTGATCTTTAGTCAAAAAATCATTTTCTCTACCATGGGTTTTAAATTGTTGCTCAACATATCGATCGATAATTTCTAGCAGAACATAAAGACTTTCATCTTCAGTTAATACGTTAGATGGATCGTTGTGCTTTCTAAGAGCAAACCGCATAGATTTTTTAAGACTAGATCTTGTAATCTTTTTCCTTGGTTTATCGTCTACCATTTCTTTAGTGTATTTGGGTCTATAGATGAATATGCATTCGGGTTTATATATTCCGGTTCTGCACCTATAGCTTCTAAGATTATATTTGCACGTTCTATGCATTCCCTACATATTGGCAGACGTTCACCACGTTCGGTTTGAATAATTGGGACAGTAGTGGGATTAAACGAAAACCCTTCGTCGCATTTACCACACTCACCATAAGATAGGACGTATCCCATTGAAATTTACCAACTATTTGAAAATCGTATGTGAGTAATGTCTTTTGGAATTTTTGCAATTTCAACTTGATATCCTTGACTCATATCTGCACCCCATTCCGATACGCATTCGTCGATTGAAACGGATTGCCCAGGTTCTCCAACAGGATTTACACCTTCAAAGAAATCTTCAACTTCTTCAGGAAGATCAATACCGGCATCAGTGCAGGCAACCCAGACCTTTTCCATTTTTTCCCACTTTTTGTCTCTGGCTTTAAAGCCTTCCACACGCGTGCTCATTCCCATTTTGTTTTACTTATGTGTTGTGTTCAGTGCAAGATAGATTTTGTATCCTACATCTAAAAAAATTCCAAATCCTATTGATAGCGCATACATCAATTCATCTGCACCAGCTGCAAGACAAATTCCAGAATATAATCCGATTAGTAATATTTGAAGTGTTATTGTTCCTATCACAACTGGTAATCCCTTAGTTTTCAGTTTAACAGATAACATTATACCCATTTTACTTGTAGCTAAAAGAATTGCAGTTCCAAACAATCCTAACAGTAATGTGTTTACCATTTTGGTTTATCACGTTTATCTTTATTTCCTGAATATGAATCATATGCAATAGCCCATACTGCAGGAATTGCAAACATGAGAACGAGTCCTATTATTTTTAGTGCCATATTATTATTTATGCTGTTTTTGAAAGTGTTGCCTTTCTTGGTCGTTTAAAAAATCCAAATACTGGTCGATCTGAAGATTGAGTAACATTTGCTACAAAGGAAAGTTCCTTTCCAACTAGAGGTTCTATATCTTCATTATCATACGCATTGTATCCACAAACTTCTTTTACAATTGAAGTTGGGCATGATCCAAAGACCATAAAATTTCTAGAATCTAATACTGTCATTTTTACTGTAGGTAAACTATTGACAGTATATCCTGGAACGAATTTTACCTTTTTGATTATTCCGTTTAGCGTAATCCCAGAACCTTCAATCACATCAGATAACTTAGAGTCATTTTCTGCAATTCTACTTATATACTTTTCGTTTTCAAATTTGATTTTAAGAAGTGCTTCGACTTGTTTTTCTGAAAGATACTTTTTTGAAAGTAATTGCTCGTGAAGACTATACAGAAAATTTGCACTTCCATTATGCTTCATCATTAAATTTGCAGCAACTTCTCCAATTATGAAATTGTACGCATCTTCGTTTCTAGAATCTGATTTTTTCCAAAGTTCTAGTTTCCCAATGAGTGCTGCTTCTTTACGACGATTGGATAAACTGTTTCGATATGCGTCATATTCTGCATCATCAAATCCAAATCGCTTTTCTGCACAAGTGTTACCAACTACCAAATATGTATCGGTTGGTATGTGCTTAAATAAAACGTGATGTCTAATGTATGATCCACAGTGGGCACATTGTCCAAGACCATGGATTGAAGATTTGTTGTTGATTACTAAGTCAACAAACCATCTACGTTCTTTCAATTCCCATTCAGTAAGCGGATATCCAGGATTTGCATCCCAATATCCTACATCTTCATAATCAGATGGAATTAAATTAGATTCGCTATGAATGTCTGTACGTTTCATGATATTAACATACTCGTGTTATTGGTTATGTCTATAATAACAAATTCTTTCATAAAAGTACAACATATATATTGAATAGATTTATCTTTCGACAGTTTAATCAAATGTCTTGATATTTATATGAGAATACTAGTATGTAAAATGTGAGGAAATAAGATGGCAATTAGATGGCCAGGAAGTGGTTCGGCAGTAAGTGGCTCAACACCGTTTGGATTATATGATGATGATTCAACATTTCAAACCGATGCGCCAAATTTGGCAATATGGGTTGGTAGACGATTAGGCTACCCTATTACAGAAGTAGAGTTATTAGATACTCATATGTATACTTGCTTTGAGGAAGCAATATCTGAATATGCTGCTCAAGTAAATCAGTACAATATAAGAAATAATATTACAAACCTCTTAGGTGCATCTACTGGATCTAATATTACAGGAACAGATATAGTTGGAAGTAATCTTCCATACACTCTTAGATTGAGCGAGGCGTATGGAACTGAAACTGGAGCTGGAGGAACTGTAGATTGGAAAACTGGTTCTATTGATATTACATCAGGAAGCCAGCAATATGATTTAGATGTATTATTTGCTGCAGTATCAGAATCTGCAAGCTCTTCTATTGAAATTAAAAGAATCTTCTTTGAAAGAGATCCTGCAGTTTCTAGATTTTTTGATCCTACCGCATCTGGTGGTGGAGTTCAAAACCTATTGAACGATTTTGGATTTGGAAGTTATTCACCGGCAGTTCAATTCGTTCTTATGCCAATGTACGAAGATTTATTAAGAGCACAAGCAATAGAGTTTAATGATACGATTAGAAAATCTGCATTTAGTTTTGAACTCATAAATAATAAATTAAGAGTATTTCCAAAGCCAACTGCTACAGATATAATGCATTTTCATTATATCGTAAAAGAAGATCGTGACAACGCAATCCTGGACACCTCTAGAACCGGAGTGGTTAGTGACTATTCAAATGTTCCGTACCAGGTTATAACATATAATCTGATAAATGAGGTTGGGAAGCAGTGGATACGAAAATACTCGTTAGCTCTGTGTAAAGAATTGCTTGGTGCTATTAGATCAAGATTTTCATCAATTCCAACTGCCACTGGAGAAATTACGCTAGATGGTGCAGAACTTAGAAGTGAAGCTCAACTGGAAAAGGATTCGCTGATAGAACAATTAAGAGAAACGTTAGAAGAGGTATCTGCTAAAGCTCAAATGGCGCAGCAAGCTGAAATTTCTGAACAACACCAGGAAATGCTAAACAAAATTCCACTTCCATTTTACATTATGTAAAAACTGAGAAATATTAAATGTCATTATTCATAACACAAAAAGGATTTGATTTTGTAAATCACATTAATGATGAATTACTAGATTCAGTAATGCAACAGGCAATTGTGCTATATAAAATATCTCTTCAAAATACTAGGACAAACATTTATGGTGAATCTATTATAAAGGATTATTCTGCAGGAACTGAAATTAATGTGTTCATAGATCCAGAAGATCAAGAAACTAACGACTCTGAAATTGGTGGTCCTGATGTTGGTCAGTCATCGGTATTTGGTTTTCATAGAGATCACTTAAGCAACCTTTCAATATTTCCAGAAATTGGAGATATTATAGAATGGAATGATACATATTTTGAAATAAATGCTGTAAGAGAAAATACACTGTTTGGAGGACTTACTGACTATAGTGTTGGAATTGTATGTGATACTCATATGACAAGAAGAACTAGATTGCAGATCGAAGAGAGATTTAAATAATGGCTAGAATACCACAACCACATCCAAACGAATTTAATAAGGCCAGAGAAGTCAGAAGAGATAATGACAATGTGGCCAATTTTGTTAGATCTCTAGAAAATATAGACGAATCTATTTCTGATTATATGAACAATGTTATTGCGCCTAAGATATCTGAAGGTGGAAAAACAATTACAGTACCTGTTTTATTTGGAAATCCTGAGCGTTGGAAATCTGCAAGAAAGGACGGATATTTAAGAGATCAAAATGGTCAAATACTCCTTCCAGTAATCATCATAAAAAGAAGTGGATTTGGAAAGAGTGACAAAGCAAAATCTCTGAATAGATATCTTACAATTTCAAATGTTCAAAGATATAGTAAAAAGAATAAGTACGATAAGCTTTCCATAATGGATGGAGTTCAGCCTACACATGAAACATATAATATGGTTTACCCTGATCATATTGTACTATCTTACGAATGTATGGTATGGACATCATTCATAGAACATCAGAATTCAATAGTAGAAGCTCTTAACTTTGCAGATGATTCATACTGGGGTAAAAAGGATAAGTATAAATTCAAAGTACAACTCAGTGACTTTGATACCTCTACTGAATTAGTAGAAAATCAAGAGAGAATGGTAAAGGCTACCTTCACATTAGAAGTAGAAGCAAATATTATTCCTGAAGAATTTGCGAATAAGATGAATACTATTAAGTCATATACTCCTAAGAGAGTTTTGCTTATGCAAGAAATAGAACTTTCTGGTAGACTTCCAAACTTAAGCAGATATAGAAACGATAAAAAGAGTCCCAAACTAGGAAGAACTAATTTGCCTCAAGTATCAATGATTTCAGAGTACCAAAGATTGTTTGATTATTTGACATTAAACAACCAATATACATCTACATTTAATAGCTCAGTTGCAAGTGGCGACGCAGTTTATTCAGTTTCAGATACTGAGCTGTCTGCTACACCTGAAGAATTATCATCTTCAATTACTGAAACTGACAAATATCAGATATTTATAAATGGCGTAATAACAACTCCATCTACATATTCACTAATTAACTCAGCAAGACTTAGTGGTGGTACTAGAGACGTTACTATTACGTTAGACAATACTTTATTAGGATTTGATCTTTCATCAAATGACGAAGTTGTAATTAAAGGTAAAATAGTGAGTATTTAAAAATGGCAATACCTGATGGATTAAAAAGAATTAGCTTAGGATCAACTCGTCCAAGACGATTACCTCCAACGCCACCTAAGTCGAAAAATAACGAAATTCGACATAGAGTATTTAACTCAATTACCCATATTGCCGGCATGAAAACCATTTCACCGACATCTAGATCTACTAACGGATCTGGATATCCACATTTTGTATTCACAGGATATACGTTTGATGATACTAGTGGAACCCCACACGCAGGATCTACATATATTGGATCTGACATAGAATTTACTATTAATACTGTAAACTATGATTCATCATATTATACAATAGAAGTGAATCCAACAAACATTACTATTGATTTTACAAAAGAGGCATTTTTAATTAATAATATAATTGAAACCTCAGATGTAGTAAGATTAAGAGCTAGATTAAAAACGAGTTCATAATATGGCATTAATACCTCTAAAACAAATTGACTTTACAGAAGGTGTTAACCTAGGAACTGGTAGCATGATTATCAGTGGTGGTCTTATAGTATCTGGTGGAGTTGCTGATTTTACCAATGCGTCTGCTGTTCTTGGAAATTTTGGCATATTCGCACAGACTGGATCGTTCTATGCAACAACAAATAATCTTCAAATCACAGGATCATTGGTAATATCTGGAGGTGCAGTACACGTTCAATCTTTAACATCATCAGGTGCAAGTTTATTTACAGGTGCAATTACTCATGATGCTGCAAATAGCGTACTTCAATTTATGTATTTAGACGCAAATAATATTGAGCAATTTATAACTCCAAATATGGATGGTCAAATACTTATGTATAGTCAATCTGCAATTACGGCAAGTAGATGGATTGACGGCGGCACGTATTAAAAGAAATTCGTAGGGCACATACCGATACCATCGGCCTATGAGACGATAAACCCCCAACTGTGGACCATTGGGGGTTTTTCTTTGTCTAATAGATATTTATAAGTGAAACATTCATATAAAGGTAGATACCTGAATGTCATATACATAAGGAACGAATACCTTTATATAAAGGGAGAATTTAATGTCGCAAACTATCGTACTTAAACGATCAGCTACGGCTGGCAAAGTACCAACTACATCTCAACTTGAGCTAGGTGAGCTTTCAACAAATACTGCAGATGGTAAGTGGCATTTCAAACGTGGTGATGATACTGTTCAAGGTATTGTAACGACAAATTCTCTCACAACAGGCTCCATAAATATATCTGGTAGTCTAACAATAAGTGGAAGCCAATACATTTCAGATGGTAGCCTTGACGTCGGTGGTACTGCTACGTTTGATACGTATGTAGGTCAATCTTCAATTATAGCATTAGGTACGATTACTAGCGGTAATGTTGATGCCATACTTCCAAGTGGAACTACTTCTGGTTCTGCTCAAATTGACCACGATTTAACCACGAACTATGTTGCTGGAGAACACTATATTCAATCTGCTATTGTAGAAGTTGGAACTGTTAACACAGGTTCTATTACATCTGGATTTGGAAGTATTGACATTGGCTCAAGCGCGCTTTCTGCTGGAACTGGATCATTTGGTCAAATTGGGGTTACTGATACAGTAACCATTGGTGGTGCAACTGAAATCACAGGCTCATTTGGAGTTAACGGAAATTCTGCATTAAATGGCAATGTCACACTAACTGGGGATTCACCAATCTTACATATTGATGCCGCAGTCCACGCAACAATCAAATTAGATCGTGGTGCATCTTCTAGGGCTGGTATGATTCAATTTGCAACAGCAGGAACTGCTGTTCACAAACTTGGATACGTTGCAAACTCAACTGCCCTTAAAATAACCAACGTTGGCGAAACTGCCAATTGGTTTGTAATGGATACATCTGGTAATGTTGATTTATCTCAGAATCTAGTTGTAACTGGATCAATTGAATCTACGGGAACGGGTACGTTTGGATCTACTACCGTAAACGGTAGTCTCTTTGTTAGAAATAGGGGTAAGGCGTATTTCTATGCTGATGATGATGCTTCTTTTGCTTACATCTGGAACGATACTGGTGCATCTTCTCAACTAGACTTTTTCACCGATACTACCCTTAGATACCAAATAGGTGGGGCAGGTGAGCACGATTTTCAATCTGGTACAGTCACCATTGGTGGTGCAACTACGATTACTACTGCGTCTGGAACTGGATTACAATTAGTCGGAACTGGGACATCAGATGCAAGAATATCATTTGATGTCGGGTTGGCAACCGATTGGTTTATTGGGGCAGATTACTCAGATTCAGGTAAATTCAAGTTCGGTGTTAATGGATTTGCCACTTCCGTTTTAGATATTGATACTACGGGTGTTGAGGTTATAGGAACGTTATCATCTACTGGTGTAGCTACCTTTGGTGGTTCTATACAAGCTACCACTTCAACTGCAAATCACTCCTTGCGAGAAAGTAGAACACTCCTATGGACAAACGATGGAACAGTCACAGGGACATTTAGAGGTGGGGTTTGGGGCACATCGGCTGGTGGAGTAAAAATTGGCACTGGTGCATCTGTAACAGAGGCTGTCCATTTCGACAGTTCTCAAAATACTACGTTTGCTGGCACTGTAACAACCCAAGCACAAGTAATCAGTGGATCTCTTACAATCAGTGGATCACTGGTAGTTCTTGGTGAAACAATAGAAGCCCAGATAACCGAACTTTATATAGAAGATAAATTAATTACAGTAGCAAGTGGTTCAGTAAATGGATCAGCATCCGATGGTGCAGGTATTGAAATAGATAGAGGTTCAGATTCTACAGTAGCTCTTACTTGGGATAATCCAGAAGACAGGTTCAATTTAAACAAAGGTTTAACTATATCTGGTAGCACATTTATAAGTGGTGCATTAAATGTAACACAAACTATTACTGCAAAGGGAATGTCAACGAATGGTAGTTCACAATCTGGATTATATTCAATAGCACTTAGACGTTCTAGTACTGGTACAACGAATCCAGACATTTATGGTGATACTGGTGATGAAGGTGTTCTAATCGGATACAATACCAGTGGAACTGAATTATATGTTAATAATGGAAAGGTTACGCTTGAAGCCGATTTAGAATTTGGTTCTGCTAAAGATATTTTAATGATAGATAATAGCGGAGCTGCCCTTGAAATCAAAGAAGGCGCAAATCCATATATGAGATTTGTTACGACTAATGGATCAGAAGGTGTAGACGTATATAAGCACATGTCATCACAGGGATTTACATCCTCAAACGGCATCACAGTTTCAAGTGGACCAACAACGTTATTAGTCACATCAATTACTGGCGCAACAGATATTACTGGCGATGTTCAAATAACTGGATCACTTGATGTGACTGGAGATTCAACTATTGGTGATGGATTAGCAATTCGAGGTGCATTCACACCAGCCAATGGGCAAGGGTTGGAATTTCAAGGTGGAGCAAATAATTACATTACTGCGTATAGTAGGGATACATCTGCGTATAAACCATTATTTTTACGCGGAGAAACGTTAACCATTGGTACAGACGACACTGGAACTGCGTTGAGTTTTATAGCAAATGGCGAAGCAACGTTTTCACAAAATCTAACAGTAAGTGGAATCACATCGTTAGACGCTGGAGTTCTAGTTACAGAATCAGCAGTCTCCCGTGGTGCACAAATAATTGTAACATCCACTGCAACGGATGCCACCCTTAAAGATACTAGAATTGCGGCACAACATTATACGAATGCAGAACAACCAGTTGGATTAATTGCTGGACGAATCGACGCTGGTAGTAACAGAATTTTAATTGGTGGCGGACGCGCTGAAGTAAATACGGCAACAGCCCTTGAATTTTACACAGCCGTAACAACAACAACAACCACTGGAACACTTGCACTTACAATCGATTCATCCCAATTAGCAACATTCACTGCTGGAGTTGCCATTGGTGGTGCAACTACAATATCAAGTGATTTAACAGTAACCTCTGGCGATATTAAACTTGATAATGCTAGACAACTACATTGGGTTAGTGGGACTGAAGGTATAAAGGGTAATCAAGCTACGGGCATCATGGAACTTGATGCAAGTACCACAATTAATTTAAACCAAAATACAATAGTAAGTGGATCTGGATATTTCAGAACTGGTGATGCTGGAGCAACTACTGCAAATACTGGTGCAGACGATTTAGTGATAGAGCATAGTTCAAGTGGGGGTATAACAATACTAACTCCAGACTCAAACGCATCTTCTATTGCATTTGGTTCCCCCACTGATAATACTGGCGCACAACTGCGATGGGTGTACAATAACTCAGTGTTTGAAGTTGGTTCAAATAAGGTTGGAGCGGTAACGGCTCTGAAGGGTGACAATGATATTACGAATTTAACATTGTCTGGAGCATCTGGTGCAGAACACGCAATTTTTGCTGGTAGTACAGCACTAACAGGACCCGTTACGGCATCTGCTGATATTACAATTGACAATGGAAGTGGATTTAGGGTCGGTGGTGCGTCAGATACATATATTGGTGAAATTACGAATGTCGCTGGTAAACTTACAATTCAATCAGATGGTAATATAGATATTACTATAGGTGATACAGCATCTGACATTATTGTTATTGATACATCTGCCACACACGTTCAAATAACTGGATCACTTACCACCACTAATACTGCTACGTTTGACGGAAATATAAATTCCAACAGTCTTATACGTGCATTTAGTGATGGATCGGGTTACGCTATTCAAATTCTTGAGAATGCGGGGGGTGGTGGTGAATATTGGCAAATGGGTGTTGATTCGTTTGGAAATTTCGATCTGTATAATGAAACAACATCAATTCTCAACATAGATGACAGTACCAATCTTGCAACATTTACGGCGGGTATTACTGCTGATTCGGCATCGTTCGGCACATCAACATCAGAAGCAGGGTACACAGTTAACGTTGATGGTGGACTTTACGTATCATCTTCAGTCGGCGGAGCTTCAGTATTCAAAGTAGAAGGAACATCTGGAAGTTTATTTGAAGTAGTTGATACTTTCGAAGGCACATTAATGTCAGTCAACGATTCATCTGGAGTTCCAATCTTCAACGTATCTTCATCTGGCGACATTGGTATCAATAAACCAAATGCACAATATGAACTTGATGTAAACGGAACTGGTAGCTTTACAGGAGATCTATATGTCTCTGGCAACCTATCTGTAATTGGTGACATAAATTTAGATGATATAACAAGTGACACTGGATCGTTTGGTGCAGTGCACACTACTGGTAACGTTGGTATTGGTACATCTGCACCCGAAGGTAGACTAAATATAGATGCTGGTAAATTACAATTTACCAACGTAGGCTCGGATGATGATGTTGTACTTATTGGATTTGCTGAAGGTGTCAATTTTGATGAATTCGAACTCCGAGGTGATTTCGCAGGTGCAGGTGGAGAAAACAAACTCAAGTTCACAACCGACTTAGGTGGTGGTGATATATTAACAATGAAGGGTGACGGTAAAGTTGGTATTGGAACTTCTTCACCAACTGATCTAATGCACGTTTCTGGTAGTGGTGACACTGCAATATCAATTCAAAGTGCAGATCAAAAGCAGTGGAGAATGCTTACTGATACTACAGGAGTATTCAAATTACGAAATCAATCAGATAGTTTAAATATTATAACAGTTGCGGCTGAAGCAGAAGCAAATTCTCTTTACATAAGTGCATCTGGTAATATAGGTATAGGAACAACATCCCCTGCATTCACATTAGATATAGTTGGAACTGGTGCCACTCACAGACTTCGATTACAAGAAACTACAGATAATACTGTCAACACATTTTTAGAAGCTGAAAATTCAGACGGATCTGGTGCAGTATTTGGAATTGGTGGTTCGGGTAGTGCAAATATATTAGAAAACCGCGCGTTTTTAGACGCTCAAAGTGGAACGAATGGTATAGCCATTGGAAATGAAGTAGCAAATCCTATTATATTCTACAACGCAGGTATTGCTACATCAGATGAAGTTGCAAGATTTGACAGTAGCGGTAATTTCCTTATTGGAACTACATCCGCAACGAGTCACGCGGATGAAGTACTTAGAGTTAATGCAGATACTGCAAGGATTGTAAACATACATAGATCAAGTACCAGTGGTGGGCGAATACAATTCACAAATACCACAACAGGAACAACAGCTACAGATGGTGTATTGTTTGGTATGAATGATGATGAGGCAGGTCAAATTTGGAACAGTGAAGCATCGTATATAAACTTCGCAACGAGCGATACGGAGCGAATGCGAATTGCATCTGATTCATACGCTATCGGGATCGGAACTACTGATATTGAAAATTGGTCTACATCGTTTGGTGCTATTGAGTTCTTCGAATCTGCTATTATGGCAGGAACTGCAAATGATTCAATCTATATTCTTTCGAATGCATATTACGATGGTGCATGGAAGCATAAAGGCACTGGTCCATCATTCTCAACATATATCAACGCAGATAGTGAAGGTATGGTTTGGTCATCTGCTACATCTGAAGTTGCTGACGCTAACGCAGTGTGGGTTGAATTAATGCGATTAACCCCAGACGGCTTACTGTCAGGCTCATCATCTTCAACTGCATCCTTTGGAACATTTGTTGGTGACGGATCTGGATTGACAAACGTAACTGCATCAGTTGGTGTTGCAGCAGGTGCTGGTAGTAATACTCAAATGCAATATAACAATGCAGGTACTACGGATGGTGCAACAAATCTAATTTATGACAATAGTTCAGATTTTGTTGGAATTAGAACATCTACTCCAACTGCTGAATTAACGGTTAGCGGATCTACTGACTTGAGCGGTAGTCTTAGTGTAACAACTACTGGAACATTTGGTGGTGACGTTACTATTGAATCTACAAAACTTCGCATAAACGATTCATCTGGTATTGGTGGTGGTAACAATCCCCAAGTACAATTTAGTGACAATAGTTACAATTGGTATTTGGAGATGGAATCTAATGATTTCTATCTACGGGAAGGTACTACTGATATTATGCACGTTGCTCGTGACACGAATATCATAGCATTTAAAGATGATGTTCAAGTATCTGGATCTCTTAGTGTATCTAAGGATGGTGGATCTGCAAATGAATCTATGCGTATCCGTGGGTACAACTCAGCCGATACTGATATTACTGCAAGCGTAAATGCTTCAAGCGATTTTGGTTCGATCATAGAAGGTGGAAATAATGGTAGTATTGTCGTTGGTATTCGTGATAACGACAGTAGTGATTCATTCTCTGTTATTTCTGGTAACGGAAGTTACATGTCATCTGAATTGTATGACACACTTGTATTTAAAGTGAAAGGTAACGGGGATGTGTTTATTCCTAACGGAAACGTTCAGGTAACTGGATCTTTAAAAGCTACTGGTGAAATTGGTCTTGACAATGCCCAAGTATTACAGTGGAAAGACGTTGGTGGTACGAATCGAACAACTATGTTTGTGTCTTCTTCTAACGATGTAGTTTATAAAGCCAATAATGGTGAAGATCATATATTCCAAGCATCAAATGCACAGGAATTCTTTAGAATTCAAGATAATGGCACATCTGGAATCATTACAGCCACAGGAACCCTTGTTGCCACACGTGATAGCACCGATATTTCCACAATGCGTGTTGGGCAAACAGGCACAGGAGATGCGGCACTACTTGTAGATGGTTCAAATGGTGACGGTGTAGGATCTGATTATTTTTCAATTCGTCAAAATTATACTGACCTCACTGTTGATTCATTTACAGCCGCGAACGCTGGAAACGTATATATGTGGGCAGGTTCATCAACAAGGGTTGAACAACTCGTTCTGAATACGGATGGGACCATTAATATTGGTGGTGACACTACAGTAACAGGATCCTTAATAACTAGGGTAACTGGTATAACAGCAGACACTACAGGATCTATAGCAACATTTAGAGGTGATTCAGCAACGCCAACTACCCACACAAAGTTGGTAGTATCTGCTGGGGTATCTAACAATACTACTGGAAGTAGATTTATTTCGATGAATGTCGATGATCACAACCCAGTAGCTAGGAACTTGAAAATCCAAACAAATGGTGGAACGACTGAATTTGGTGGGAATGTTGGTATCGGTACTTCACTTCCAACTGCATCACTACAAATTGAAGGTGCAACCGTTGCTGGTGGTGAGAATTATATCCATATGAGAAAAACAGATCAGGGTGCTGGTCAAGGTATTTTTATAGGGCAAACAGTTGTAAACAATAATCTTAGGATTATGCAACACGCTAATAACAGTATAACATTCCATACAACAATATCTGATACCCAGAGAATGGAAATTAATTCTTCTGGTGTGAATGTAACTGGATCAGTTGACATAAACAGTTCAGCAGGATCTGCACTATCTGTAAGTGGTGTTGATAATCAACATGATATGTTTGTTGTAAAACAAGGATCAAATGAGTACATCGCAGTTCACACAACAAATAGTTCTGAGCAAGTTGTTCTTGGTAACACTACTACGAATCCAACAATTCAGATCTTAGATGATACTCAAATTACTGGATCACTAACAGTTTCTGGAAGCGGAACTTCAGCGGCACCTACAATTGCATTTGGCGATGGTGACACAGGATTTTACGAATCAGCAGATGACGTTTTAGAAGTTTCTATAGGGGGCAATGCGCGGTGGGAATTTGGTACAAGTCTTTTTGGAAGGAATGACGCTGGATACCCATTAATGTTGAACGAAGTAGCATCCAGTACAAATCCTGTATTTGTTGTCGCTGGTGATGCAGATACAGGTATCGGGCACTCTGGAGCAAATGAACTTTCTCTTATAGCTGGTGGTACTCAAATAGTAAACGTAAATACATCTGGTGCTCAAGTAACTGGATCTCTTGATGTTTCTGGATCTCTAACCGTTGAACAACCTTCTGGAATCCAAGCCTCAGTAACGGTACAAGCTGGTACAACGAATGGGGTTGTAACTGCATTCCAAAACGTAGGTTCGGGACGTGGCGCAATATCAAGCACCAATGCATCAGGTACTACCGATAATATCATGGCATTTGGATTTGGTGCAGTCACTGCTGGAGTTCCATCTCAGACTACGTTCTATTACGATCAATCAGATCAAGCATATTTTAATGGTGGTGTTAAATCATACGGATCTCAATTCTCATTACAAAGTTCTGGGTCTCAAACTAATCATATTGCAACTGCTAATTCAATTGGACTAACAGTTCGAAATATGACTTCTACTGCTGGAGTATTTAGTAAGTTTGATGGTACGAACTCATCAGGTGGTACATCTGCTAGAATAGCAATTGTACATGATGATTCTGCGACTAACGAAGGATCTATAGAGTTCATGACTCGACCTGCTTCTGGTGCACTTACACTAGCACTCACTCTGGACAGTTCTCAGAATGCAACATTCGCTAATGATTTAACTGCAACTGGTCAAGTTAATCTCGCTACAGATGTTCGGATTGAAGAATTCTTATATCATACGAGCGATACTGACACCAACGTTAGATTTAGAACGAATCAAATGACGCTATCGGCTGGTGGTGAAGTTGTAGATATTACAAATGGGGCAGTGGGTGTAACTGGATCACTAGATGTTACAGGAGCAATTTCAGGTCTCACAAAATCATTCAAAATCAAAGATCCTGTTAAGGGCGGAAGTCTTGTATATGGTTCTGTAGAGGCAGGGGAACACTCTGTAAGCTATCGAGGCAAAGCTACAACTGATATTATAGAACTTCCAGAAGAGTGGGCTTGGCTAACGCACGAGGACTCCATAACGGTCCAATTGACTTCAGCTAACGGACCTGTCCTACATTGGTTTGTAAAGGTAAAAAATAATAAAGTGTACATAGATTCAGAAACAGGAATTATTAACTGTTTCTATTTAATACATGCTGAACGAAAAGACGTTCCAAAATTAGAGGTAAATCAATAATGGGAAATTTATACGGTGGTGGAATAATAACGGATTCGCTAGTTTTAGCTTTAGACGCAAGTTCAGACAGATCGTACGCAGGAAGTGGCACTACTTGGACAGATCTGAGCGGGAATGGAAATGATGGGACATTAAGCGCAGAAGTAGTCGGTACTGTCAGTTCTAGTTTAAATGCCATGGCATTTGAATCTGCAAGCTCAGATTATATAACAATGGGTGATTCACCTGTATTTACATTTGGTGATGGCGTAACGGATTCACCATTTTCAGTCAACGCATGGGTTTACGTAAAAACTTTAACTGAAGACAATTACGTAGTATCAAAATACGGCAGTGGTACATCTGAGTGGAGACTTGATACACAAAACGGTGAAGTAGAATTTTTAATGTACGATCAGACTAATAATGGTTCTATTGGTAGATATTATTCAACAGCATTATCTACTGATACATGGTACAACATAACTGGAACATATGATGGTGGTAGTTCGGAAAGTGGAATTAAAATTTACCTAAACGGTGTTCAGGTAGATGATACGGACACTACTAGTGGGACATATGTGGCCATGGATGATTTTAGCTCAGCATTAAATATTGGTGCCATGACTGGCCCAGATAGATTTTTTCACGGAAATATAGCCATGACTCACATGTACAGTAAGGAATTGACATCTACAGAAGTCTTACAAAACTACAACGCAACTAAAGGGAGGTTCCTATAATGGCTTTTAAAAATGGTGGGCAAATAGTAACAGACGGATTAATGCTCGCACTGGACGCGTCATCACCTAGATCATATGATGGCGACGTTGGCGGTACGACTTGGACAGATATTTCTGGGAATGGGTACGACGGAACACTAAGTGCAGAATCAATAGGTACTGTTAGTTCTAGCATTAATACTATGGCACTAGATGGAGTAGATGGTACAGAAATATCGTTAGCAGTTGGTAACAATGTAGATTTTATTACTGGTGATTTCTCTGTTTCGTTTTGGTTTTACGGTAATGGACTTTTAGAAAACAAAAAGTTCTTCGCTCTTCAAGAATCAACAACATATTCAGTATATCAATTAAGAACTGGGGGTGGTGCTGGGGAGGATATTTTATGTCAAAGCAGTGTATCTCAAAGTTGGTTAACGGCAACATCAGAAAATGTAGTAGCTCAATTGGAATCTAATTGGAATATGATCACACTTACTAGAACTGATACGACTGCATCATTATATATAAACACATCTGGAAGTGTTATGAGTTCACAGGTACATCAAACATTTGCTCCAAGTACAGGCACGTTTTTAATTGGGGCTAGAGAAGGTGTTGCTGATGAAGTTGTACGAGGTAATATGGCAAATTTTATGATTTATGACCGAGTATTAACCCAAGCCGAAATTACTCAAAATTATAATGTACTTAAAGGGAGGTTTGACTAATGGCAGTTAAAGGCGGTGGAAAAATAATTACAGACGGGCTGATTCTTGCTTTAGATGTGAGTTCTGATAGATGTTATTCATCTGGCAGTATGCTAGATCTAAGTGGTAATGGTACCAATTATGAGATGATGGGATGGACTCTGACGGAAGCATCTGGGGCAATCTCACTTATTCATAGTGAATCTGTCTCAGTAGATTCTGCATATATTAGATCCACCAATATAAGTGATGGTACGATAACGGGTTCTGTGGCGTATTTAAACATTCATGGCGACTTTACTTTAGAATTTTGGGCAATGGGTACGGCAACCCCAACAGACGGGGCACAGCAATGTGGATCTACATTTTCGGAGAATGATAATGCAACAGGTAACGGCGCACAAATGCAAATTAATTTAGGATACGGAAGTAGTCCACCATCAAATGCTATTCGCTTTTATGGATCACAAGCATCAGCAGTTGGAACATTCTTACTGGGTGGGTGGCGACACTACGCCATGACGTGTGAAGCCAATGGTGTGGCATCTGGTTCATATTATGAAGATGGTGTATTGACTAGTTCACCATTCGCAGTAGGATCTTGGGCAACAAATACAGGTAATACCTACCATTATTTAATGCGTGATCTTGATGATATAAATAATTTCGCAGGACATTTCGGTTCTGTTAAAATGTACAACCGACAACTCACAGCATCTGAAATTCTGGAGAACTATACCAACACCAAAGGCAAGTACTTCTAAACAAATTACAACGCACAAAAGTCAAGATACAAATAAAACAATAGGTTTCACTAGCAAGGTATATTTATAGAAGAGAAAGAATAACATAGAGATCTAAATGGCTAACAATGTATTAATCACACCAGCGAATGCTTCACTTCAGTTCACAGGATCTGCAAGTGCAAGTGTCAATTTTGTAGCACAAGCTGACGGTAGACTCGATGTTATTGGTGCTGATGGCTCAAATCTGTTACAAATCGGCCCAGATTCAACGGACGGAATCACATTTGTTTCAGCATCAAATCAAGTAATTGAAGGTGATTTTACCATAACTGGTTCGCTTAACATACATGATGAAGGATACCAAATTGCTATTGTAGATGATTCAAGTGGCAACATATCTGAAATACTTTCATCAAACACTTCACTAGGATTTTTTGCAGATAGGGCAGATGCGGTAGCTAGTTCAAACATTATTTTTAGTGTTGATAATACAACAGCACTAACGTTAGACGCAAATCAATCCGCATCGTTTGTTGGCAACATTGGGGTAGCGGTGACACCCACATCATTCAGATTCGATACAGATTCGTCATTAGCTGGTGGTAATATTTGGCGGGGTATTAGAAGCACTAGCCAAATGGGTGCATACCAATCAACGTCTACTGGATATTTGGGTATGATTTCAAACCATGATTTGAATATCATAACGAATGACACGATTGCGCTCACATTAGACGCATCTCAAAATGCAACATTTGTAGGTGACGTTTCGGTAGGTGGTGATATTACAATAGATGGTCAGGAACTTTATATAGCAACTACAAGCGGAAGTACATATACTCATGCATATTTCGGTACAGGTACCGATAGTATACAACTTAGAAGAGCGGCTGGCGGTCAAGTTGTATGGAATTCAAATCTTGATACACTTGAAACTGCATTTTCTGGTAAGGTGACATCCATCGGAGCAATTGGTACACCGTCCAGTAACGCACAATTTGGGTGGAATACTACGCAAGGACTTGTAATGGCTGGTCAAGGGTCGTCATATGATATTACGATTCAAAATGATTTAAATCAAGCGGTTCTACAAATTCCAACTGGTACTAGGGATGTTGAAATTACATCTGGTGATATTACTATTAATGATGGTGTATTATCTCAAACAGTAACAGACGCAACGACGAATGCAGTTACTCCAGTTGGAACATTCACTCACCTCACATCTGGAACGGCGGCAAACGGTATAGGAACTAGATTATCATTTCAATCTGAGGATGATGGTGGAACTACATCCACAATGGGTTACTTGAATTATACATTTACCGATGTAACTGATGGCGCAGAAAAATCAAACGTTGAATTTTGGACAAGAAACGCGGGATCTATTACTGAGAAGATGTCATTAGATTACGCTGGTAATTTAGCGTTGAATTCTGGTGATTTATACTTTGACACAAATAATAAAGGCATCTTAGGTGAAGCATCTGGTGGTGGTAACATTGATTTACTTAAAGTCAATTCATCTGATATAGTTGTAGTTGGTAGTGGTGCATATCCACTAAAACTAAATGGTACATCTATAACACTTAACGGAGATCAAGTTGTAAGCGGTTCGCTAACTATTAGTGGTTCTTTAGTAGTTCTTGGTGAGACAATAGAAGCCCAGATAACAGAACTCTACATAGAAGACAAAATAATCACAGTAGCAAGTGGTAGCACAAACGGTGCCGCTGCAGATGGTGCAGGTATTGAAGTAGATCGTGGAAGTGACGTAAACGTTTCAATGAGTTTTAACGATACCACAGATGTTTTTGACTTTAGTAAAGGAATGAATGTTGCTGGTTCGGTATCGGCAAACAATCTAAGCATGGAAGATGCATCAACTCCGACTATAACCCTTACAGATACTACAAATACTGTCACGTTTAAAGCATACTCTCAAGATACCAACGCCCATATAGGCACGACCACATCGCATTATTTGTATATAGATACAAATGACACTGCGGCTATTACAATTGACACTTCTCAAAACGCGACCTTTGCGGGTAACGTTGGAATTGGTGGCGCACCGTCGTTTCCATTGGATATTTACATTAATGACACAACAACCACAACTCCTGCCATATTAGTAGAGCAAGACGGTACTGGTGATGCTAGTATAAACTTTCTATTGACAGGTGCAGTTAATTGGAGTGCTGGTATTGATAATAGTGATGGTGATTCGTTCAAGATCAGTAAGTCTAGCGATTTAGGAAATAGTAATTATTTCACAATAGATGGCTCTGGCAACACTGAGATGTCGGGCACACTTGGGGTGAGTTCTCACTTCTCAGCAGGTACGGCAGCGGTTCACGGTACGTATCAAATCCATTCAAATTCCGCCTCTGGATCTGCCTACGTATCGGTTAACGCTCCTGACGCAAGCAATGCTTGGATAGCCTATAATTCTAATGAGTCTATTAAGTGGTTGGTTGGAAACGACGGTCACACAGCAGGAAATACTTACACGATTGGAAAGGCAACGGGACTTGATGCCAGTACGCCATATTTCAGTTTAGACCACTCAACAGGCGACGCGACATTTACCAACACAGTAACCACAGGACGATCATTTATTGTCGATGTTGGTGGTTATGATGCAACAACTGCTGGTCAAGGTGCAATGTATTCAGATGCAGTGAATGGTGTACAACTTCACGGTAGTGGATCAACTAATGATTTACGACTATTAAATAGTGCAGGAACTCAGGTTCTACGTATTCCAACTGGAACGACTCAAGCAGTATTCGCTGGCGCACTCTCAGGGATAACAACGCTTGAAACGAGTGGGTTGGCTACGCTTGCAAGTGCTACTGTTACGGGTGACTTAACCGTAGATACGAATACATTCTTTGCTAATTCGACCAATAACAGGGTTGGTATAGGGACGACAGCGCCTACAAGTAGACTCCACGTAGTCGGCACGACCGCATTAGTTGGAGCCGTAACAGGGATAACCTCCCTCACTATGTCGGGAGCGTTGGCACTTGGATCAGGCACAATAACCACTACGGGGGCGGTAGGAACGGGCGTCGCTACACACGGTACAGGTGCAGTCGTTCAAGTGTATTCAGGTGTAACTTCGAGTACAATCTTACCACAGTTAATGGTTTTTGACGGTGCATATAGTGGCGCAATACTCGTTAAGACAGACAGTACAACGGCGGCTAGGGGTGGACAAGTAAC